AAGAAAAAGGAGATTTAATTAATATGGCAAAAAAAGAAAATAACATAACAGAAACTAAAATAGTAGAAACTAATAACGATAAAGTAAAATTATTACATAAAATAGATAAACTTAGACGACTAATCCAAGAAAAACAATTCGTATTAGATAAAGCAATGACTTCAAATTTAGGTGGTGAAGAGTATCATTCAATTGGTCAATATTATAATGCTGTTCAAGAATTATGTATTGAATGTGGGCTAGATTTTGATTTTCAACCAATTGAAGAACTTAGATTTGAAAAGAATATCTTAACACCATCCGTTGGCGCACCAAAGCATTTATCAACAGTTCGTTGTCGTGCAACACTTACTGATATTGATACTGGTTATGAAAAACATTATATGATGATTGCAAGTGGAAGCGATACAATGGATAAAAGTGTAAGTAGTGCATGTACATTGGCGTTTAGAAACTGGTTCAAATTTAATTTTTCACCAAAAAATAGATTTGACTGGGATGATAATCAAAATGCTGTAGAAACAGCGGCTAGTGCTGAACCAAAAGTTCCAGCATATATTCCAAAGGATACTAAAAAAGATGTAATTGAAAAAGTCGTAAATGACGTTCAATACGACGAAAAAACAAACGAGGAATTTAAAAAGTATATTATCGAAGGAATATGGGCGTTGAGAGATAAGCTTGGTGATGATTATGGAAAGGCAACTATGATAGATGTTGTCGAAAATGAACATACGACCTCTGAATTATTAGCATTAAAAATTAAGATACAAATAAAACTACAAGAAAATGGTATTGAATTGAAAGAAAAAGGTGTAGAATAATATATGGAATGGACGTATGGGAAAGATAGAAAGACGATTGTATTGGATTCCCCTCCAAAGCAAAGACTTCGTATTACAGGGCATAGAATCGCTGCGATATTAGGGTTAGACAAGTATAAGACACCTTTTCAATGTTGGTGTGAAATAACAAAGATATTAAAAGCACCTTTTGAAGAATCAAAATATACAATTGCCGGAAAAGCAATTGAACCGAAATTAATCGAATATATAGGAAAATATTTTCCAAATGTGCAGTCGATTGAAGATTATTATGGAAATAACTTTAAAGATTATCAATATAATAATTTCAAAGACGATAGTGATATATTCGGTGGAGTAATAGATGTTGTTAGTACTGGGAATGATGGAAAAACGATATTCATGATTTGTGAATGTAAAACAACTAGTAAACCACAAGAATGGGCGAATAATCAAATACCGGTTACTTATTTATTACAAGGTGCATTATATTCATATTTAAAAGGCTTAGATACAGTATTATTTGCATGTTCGTTTTTACAAGAAGAAGATTATGCTCACCCAGAAAAGTTTGAAGTAAATGATAAAAACACAAAATTAATTGTAAAGAGTTTAAAAGATATATTAATACCAATTGATGGCCAATTATATAATATTCAAGACATAATGAAAATGGGTGTCGATTGGTGGAATGAATACATTGAAACAGGAATTAGTCCTGAATTTGATGAGGTTAAGGATAAAGTATATTTGGATATGATTCGTCGTTTACAACCTGGAGAAGATATGTTACTAGAGGATATGGTAACGGAATGCGAAGCATTGCAAGATGAAGTTGACGATTTAGAAAAACAATACATAAAAGAAAAAGCCGACAGATTAAAGATATTGAAACAGGCTATTCGAGATACAATGATTGAACAAGATTTATCTGGAATAGGTAGAATGAAATTAAATAGATCAGTTACAACAAAGTTAAATGAAAAATTATTGAAAAGTAAATATGAAAAAATATATGATGATTGTTGCGAAACAACAATAACATATAAATTGACAGTAGGAAAGAAAAAGGAGGAAAAATAATGTCAAAAGTTATTCAATTTAATTTAAAAGGTGGGTTTGAAGTAGTACCGGAAGGTAATAGAATTTTGGAGGTAATTGATGTAAAGATTACCCCTAGTGGTAACCCAGAAAAGATTTCTATTACAATGAAAGATAGTGAAAAAGGACAATTGATGTATAACGTTAATCTTAAAAATGAAACAAGTATTTGGGCATTTGGATTAATGTGTGAGAAAGCGCTTAACATAAAAGATGGAGAATTATTTGATGTATCTAGAAGTATGGAGCTAATCGGTAAAAAGTTAGAATGTGAAGTAAAGCATACTAAAGGAACTAACCCAAATGCTAATGGAGAATTCCCAGTATTTGCTAACGTTAAAAAAGTTATTCGTTTAGTAAACAATACTTCCGCAGAAACGTCAATAAATCCTAGAGACGCAATACTTGGAAATGATCTATAAGACACGTTGTGTCTTTTTTTGTTAATAAATCGTTAATAAATCGTTAATTTTTTATCCTTTTTCTCATGATAAAATTTAACCAGAAAGCGAATAAAAGGCTTTTTGAAAGGAGAGATTTTAATGTATATAGATATTTCTAATCAAATTGAAAATGATTTAGATAGTATCATGAAAGAATATATATTAAAACTCTCTATTTTTTATGAAAAAGATATTGATGTTGATATGCACAAACTACTTGATATGACAAAAGAAATAAATACATATTTAGCAGAGTGTGTTGAAAAGTCAACAAAAACGAGGAGATAATGACATGGAAGATTTAAAAGAAAGAATCGAAAAGAAATTAGAAGAACATTTAGAAAAGATTTTAGCGAAAGATGAACTAACAAATGAGGATATCATGCGATTAGATAATATGCTATATAAATTAGAACAAAAAGATAGCGATGAACGTTGGAAAAATGATATGGCAACATTACTAGATATTATTAAAAGGTAACTATGGATTACATTTTTAAATATATGATAACTCATGCAATAACTACTAACTTGGATAAACTATATTTAATGAGATCTGGGTTTTCAGGGTTACGTAGGTAGGTGATATGATGTACGGCAATCAATTTGTTCCATTTAATAATGGTTTTTATGGTCAACAGCCAATAAATAGACCACAGCCGGTAGAAATGTCTATCCCACAACAAAATATCCCTACAATGCAATTAAATAGGCAAAACGGGCTATTAGGTAAATCCGTTGACAATATAGAAGTAGTTAAAGCTATAGATATACCTTTGGATGGTTCTATTAGTTATTTTCCAATTGCAGATGGTAGCGCTATTGTAACAAAACAATTACAACAAGATGGTACAAGTAGAATAATTGTTTACAAACCAATGCAAAATAAAGAAACGCCAAAATATGTTACTTTTGACGATTTGAATAAAAAATTAGAAGATATTGATTTTAGTGATATCGACGATTTAAAAGTAGATTTAGATAATATCAAAAAAGAAATGAAAGATATTAGATCTAGATTAAAATCTAAAACTAAGGAGTAATTATGAATAATCCTATGAATTTTTTAAAAACTATCGCAGGGAATCCAAAGAATGTGGTAATGAAAATGATTGGTAATAATGCTAATCCAATGATAAATAATCTAATAAACATGGCTAATCAAGGCGATACAAAAGGCATTGAAGAGTTCGCAAAAAATCTATTTAAAGAAAAAGGTTTAAATTTTGATGAAGAATTTTCTAATTTTATGAATAATTTCAAATAATAAGAATAATTGGTTTTTAATATAATTTGCAAGCCCTAATTATTTTTATAAGGAGGAATTATGAGAGACAATTCATTAAGCCCAGCTGATGTAGCACTGATAACTGGAAATAATAGAGACAACGCTGGTTTTGGCGACGGAACCGGTGCATGGTGGATAATTATTTTCTTAATCTTTGCATTCACTGGTTGGGGAAGAAATGGTAATGGTTTATTCGGTGGTAATGGCAGCGGTGCTAGTGATAACTATATACTTGCAAGTGATTTTGCCACAATTCAAAGACAGCTTAGTGATGGCTTCGGTGATTTAACAGCACAAAGTAGATACATTCAAAATGGATTATGTGATGGTTTCTATGCTATGAATACAAGTTTATTAAATGGTTTTGCTGGAGTTAACAATGCTATTATGACTAATGGTTACGAAACTAGAAATGCTATTCAAGGTGTTTCAAGTCAATTAGCAGACTGCTTAAAGAAATTCTTTATAGCCGTAAAGAATAAATTTACAAAAGTAAATACAGTAGGTAGTCTAGTATAGAAATATACTACTTATAAAAACAGGTGAACTGCTGGAAACCCCTTGCAATATTTATTAAATTGTAGTATAATTTTATTAGGTGATTTAAATGAAAAACATTTGTAAAATTTGTAACACAGAGTTTGAAAGCAAACAAAAAAAACAATTTTGTAGTGATAAATGTTATAGCAAATATAAATATCATAATATGAAGAAATATAATATTATATGTAAAAATTGTAAAAAAAACTTTTTATCTTATAGAAAAGATTTAGAATGTTGTTCAAAAAAATGTGCAACTCAATGGTATAGAAATAAAAATAGAGAAAAAATAACAATAGATGATTTAAGTAATTATATAAATGACAATCAAGTTTCAATTGGTGAGATAGAAAAAAAATTTAATATATCCGCTAGAAAAATATATTATTTATTAGAAGAACAAGGGATAAACTCTTATAAAGAATTTATTGGTTTAGTAAATGGTGTATATATCGAAAAAAGTAGAAGTGATACTTCATTAAGTGCTATAAAGTGCTTTGATACTATTAAAGAAATTTTAAAAAGTGATTATCAATTGGAGAAAGAATTTAATGATTTAAAAAATCCACAAACAAATAGAAAGTTAAGAGTAGATTGTTATTTTGAAAAATATAATTTAGCAATAGAATATAATGGAATCCAACATTATAAATATATACCTTATTTCCATAAAGGTAAAAACACTTTGGAATATCAAAGATACAAAGATAAAATAAAGGAAGAATTTTGTAAAAATAATAATATAACACTAATAAAATTAAAATATAATGATGATTTATCAAAAGACAATTTAAAAAAAATATTAGCCGAGGCAATCAGCAACCAAGTACAAATTTAAATGATTTGTAAAGGCTCAACGACTAGGTATTGAAACTCAAAAGAGAATATAATATACCCAAGAGTGCCTGTCCCTTAACTCAAAATGAGAAAGGTGAAGATATAGTCTGAACAATATGGAAACATATTGAAATATAGAATAAACATCTATATGATAACACAATGGCTGCAAAACTCAAAATGCTATTCAAGGAGTTAACTATAACTTAGCAACTAACACTTGTGCTTTACAAAACACAATGAATATGAATACTAGAGATATTGTAGACAGTATTAATAGTAATTATCGTGCTTTACATGATGAACTTATCGCTAACCGAATTGAAGATAAGAATGCTCAAATTGCATCACAACAAAATGAAATCAATGCGTTACGTTTAGCTGCATCACAAAATGCACAAAACAACTATTTAGTTAACCAATTAAAACCACAACCTGTTCCATCATATCCGGTTGTAAACCCTAATTGTTGCTTAAACTATCAAGTAACAAATGGTTGCTGCACTGGTACAACTATAATTTAATGCAAATGCCTATAAGGTAGCCCGATGACGGGAACTTGCAAGATAAGGACATTTATGTCCTTAACAAAAGGTAGGCTAAAAACCTATCTTTTTTATTAAAATGTTAAAAATACACATTAAAATGTAAATGATGTATAAAAAATGTTAAATATACACATTAGAAATGCAAATAATGTGTAAAAATGTGCAAAAACACACATTAGAAATGCAAATAATGTGTAAAATAAAGAAAGGAAAATAAAAATGATAGAAAGTGTAATTAATAGTCCAATTGCTTTATCAAGTAATTCTAGTGTTGTAACTTTTACAAAAGACGATTTAAGAACAAGAAGTGCTAATTGTTGCGGTTGGTTACAGCACGTAGAAGGTTCGCCACTTTATAAAATTTTAAAAGGTGGTATTTACGAAATAGATTTAGACGCCGTATTAACTAGTGCTACGGCAGGTATTGTAGCGTTAGGTATTTATCAAGATGGTATATTGATTCCTAATTCTGTTTCAGCACAAACTTTAACTGCAGCCGGAGATTTAGCAAGTGTTTCTAGTAACAAAAAAATAAGAATATGTTGCAATGCAGATTCCACTTTAACAATTGCTTCAGTACCTAGTGTTTTCGCTGGTGCTACGCCAATTGCAACAAATACGCAAATACCTATAATTATTAATGGTACGCTAAATATTAGTGTTGCACGATAGGAGGCACTATGGAAGAGGAAAATAAGAACAATGGACTTATCCCAAAGACTAGAAAAGAAGTTGAAAAAATAATGGGAAACATAGTAAACAATGGTCTACAAATTGAAGATGTTGATTTACTATATAAATTGATCGATATTCATAAGGATATCGAAAACGAATGTTATTGGAAAATTAAGGAGGAAAATATGAGATATTATAATGATAATTCTTATGCGGGTGGACGTTCGAGAGACGCCCAAGGTAGATATGTTGATAGAGGACGTAGATATCGTGGAGAAGATATGATAGATAGAGTTCACGACGATTATAGAAATTATAACTACGGCAAAGATACATATTCAGGTAATACCACGCAAAGTTTAGAATATATGATGCAATCAATTGTTGATTTTATATCAATGTTACAAGATGAAGTTGATTCCCAAGAAGAAATGGATATTATTAGAAGATATTCAAGAAAAATTAGTGAAATGTAATGTATCATTATTACAATGCTAATCCTAAAGGCTTGTTAACCGATGATTGCGTACTTAGAAGTATAAGCGTAGCGGAAGGAATAAGTTGGGAAGAGTGTCAAAGAAAACTAAGTTATTTATCTGGCAAGAAAGGTTTGCTATTGAATGATGTTGAATTTGTAGAGGACTACCTGGACAGATTATATCCACGGAAATGTTACGATAATATGACAATAGGACAATTTGCAAAAATATGTCCTAAAGGTCATTTTGTAGCTACTACGCAAGGACATATAACTGCTATTATAGACAATGTAATAGTCGATACATTCGATTGTTCTAATAGAGATTTATATTGCTGTTGGCAAATAATGTAGGAATGTTGACAAATAACCAATTGTATTTTATAATTAAAAGGAAAGATTTATCTTTCTTTATACGGTAGATACCCAAGTGGTTAAGGGAATGGTCTGCAACACCATTATACGTGAGTTCAAATCTCACTCTATCGTCCAATTAAAAATAAAAGTGCAAGCCTTGCACTTTTTTAATTTTGACTAAATAATGAAAAAATGATATAATATATGTAGGAGAGTGATTGACAATGGATATAAAAGAAATGTTAGTAATTGTAGGTATAATTTTAGTAGCTATAATATCGTTCTATTTTATTTGCCAAACGAAAATAAGAGAGAAGATTTATGCGTTGCTTTTAGACGCCGAAAAAACGGACGAAGATGGTATGACTAAATTTGAATACGTATGTAGTAATGCGTATGAGTATGTTCCTTCGTCTTTCAAAGTATTTATTAGTTATAGTTCATTTAGAATAATTGTGCAACATTTATATGACAAATTAAGAGATTTGGCAAAAGACGGAAAAATAGATGGAAATAAATAAGAAAAGAGGAATAGATTATGAGATGTCCAGTAAATTATATTTCAGTAACACAAAAATATACTTATAAACATGGTGGGTGCGATCTTGGATGGTATGGCAATGTATGTGGTTATAATCAACCAATTTATGCATGCGATGATGGAAAAGTAATCTATAATCGTAGACAAATAACCGGTGGTTATGTGATAGCTATAGCGCATGACAATGGGCTAGTTTCATATTATGGGCACCTTTTAAAGGATAGTCAAAGAGTCCACGAAGGTGATAAAGTTAAAAAAGGGCAACAAATCGCTAAAATGGGCAGATCTGGTATCGTTACCGGTTATCATTTACATTTTGCTTTATCTAAAGGGTCAAAAGTAACATGGAATAAGAAAAACTATCTAGACCCACTAGCATATATTAACATGTATGACGATCAAGTAATAAAAGACAAGGATAAAAACCTAATTAAACATACCAAACATTGTATTGCAAAAGACGGATTAAATATTAGAACAGCACCTAATACTAAAGGTAAATTAGTAAAGATAGCTAAGTATGGCGAAGAAGTCGAAACTTATGGTACAAAAAATGGTTGGAATATTGTAGATAATGTTCGTGGCTATTATTGTAGTAATAGATTTGTGAAGTAGCCTATGGATAGAGTCTCATTAGAGTTAGTAAGATTATATGGAAATCCTGACGTAGATTGGTTGAATTATAAAATAACTAGAGATAATCCTATATCATTCCATCATATTCAAAAAGATTGCGATGGAGGAAAAAGAGTTATAAGCAATGGGGGATTGCTTACAAATTATTCTCATAGGTATTTACATATAATTGAAACTAGAGAATACAAATTATATCTTGTATTGAATAATATCCTTAAATTGATAAATATGAGAGGATATAACCCAACTAATGAAGAACGAAAAATAATAAATGAGATATTTTTAGAGTTTGAATATTATCACAAAAATGATTTAAACAACAAAGGTAAAACATTAATAAGAAAAGAGTATCTAAACAGACACTCTTAATACACATTTAAGCCTAGTAATAGGCTTTTTTCTTTGCAAAAATATTATAGATTTAAGTTTTTATACTTACAATAGTTGTCAATCTTGATAAGTAGTTTTCGTATATGTTTGTAATATACAGGTGGAGAAATATAGTTTTCCATGCAACTTTTAGTCATTGAATCACAGTTATAAATTGTCATTAATAACTTTGTCTCATCATCAGTTAAGTGCATATCTTTTATGATTGCCATTAACTGTGGATAGCTAAGACTAGCTATCTTAGTCTTCATTAGTTTTAATTCTTTCGTTGTCATCATTATTCCACCTATATTAAGTATATAATAAAAAAGACACCGAAACGTGTCAAATATGTGCCAAAAAACGTAAATAAAATGTAAAGTATAAATATTATTTACGTAAATCATTAAATTACTTTTAATATTTTACGCTTTATCGAATTAATTCTTCTCTTTATAGTACGTTCGCTATAATGAAGTTCTAATGCAATTTTTGTTATACTTTCATTCTTTAAACGTTTTTCTAAAATAATTTCTTCTTCATCACTAAAGTAACAATTGGTTTTGAAATACTCTACCTCGTCTTTAGTAAAATCAATTTTCATTTCTTTTTTCTTCTAGCTATTTTTTTAGTTCCATTGCGTCTACGTGATGATGAAGAACTTGATGTTTTATGTGTTCTTGTTGTAGTACGTCTACTACTAAATGTTTGTCTAATTCTCATTAATCAATATTACCACTTTGACTAATATATGTATTGTCATTATCACTAATATCTTGGGTAAGGTTGGCATCGGTAGTAGTTGTAAAATCATATTGGTTCAAATACCAAACGAAGATACCAATTGTTGTAAACCATAATACCAAGACTGTAATGATTATGATACCTAGTAATTTGATTATAAACTTCTGCGTCTTTAGCATTTCAGTTGCCATAGGCACTTCTTTTATCGCATCATTCATATTTAATCTCTCCTTTTACTAGATTATACCATAACATAATATATTAGTCAATGTTTTTTCCTTTCTTTAGAATATCTTGAGCTTCATATGCTTTATTTATATATTTTACTTCCTCTTCAAATAAATGATTTTGTATATTAAACTTCTTGCAAATTCTTAAATATTCGTCAATCTGCTCGAAAATTGATAAATATTCGTCTCTAGTCTTTAAGCAACCTTTTCGTAAATCACTCGCAAAACTAACAATATTGTAACGATATTGCATACGATTTTGATTTTGCAAGTCTTTTAGCATTGTCTTTAGGATAAGTGCCATGGCAGAACATATAGTTATTATAGCGGTTATATATCCAGCAATAGTCTTTAATATTTCCACAACATCATCCTCCTATTTCGTTAGTTTTTTCTCTAACTCTTTAAATGAAATTTCTTTAGGCTCTTCGCCCTCTTTAAAAGGTACAAAAGTACCAGAGCCAGTAAGCATCAACTTATATCTCCCTAACGTTTCGCTATAAGGAGTTGAAATATTGGCTATCTCGTACTGGCTTCCGTTTTTGAAGTACACTATTCCATCTTTTTCGTATATCATACTGTTTCCTCACTTTCGGTTGGTTCTTCTATTGTTTTAGTTGCTAGTGCTTTTAGTCTGGTATCTAAATCACTTATAGTAGCATTTAAGTCCGTTATCTCTTGCTTTAGTGTTTTTTCATTTATTTGTGCATTTTGAATAGTTTTTTCAAATACACGATAGTATTTTGCATTGATTTTAGGCAATAGTTCGCTGTCAGTAAAGATGTTAGTTATCTCGTTATAAGATAGTGGCATGTCTATTGGACCGAGGTCTATTTTGTATGGATTTTGTAATAAATAATACGTTTCAGTTGGATGTGTTGATAGCCAAGATTTAAAATCTGCTGGTGTGGGGATATCACTATTTTTAATTATAATTTGGCTTTGATTTGAACGAGATGCCATACCATAATCGTATAATGTGAACAAATTATTTTGTGAGTATGTAGTATAATAATTGCTCATTATATTTGAAACAACATTGGAATTTGTATTAATTTTCATATTTGGAATATTAGTATAATAACCATGTGGGTATAGTTCAATCCAATTTTCCGTACCATTTGATACAAATTTTCCAATATACTTATTCACTATTGCATGATACTGTCCTTCTTCCTTGTTGTAATCTAAGCTTACATAGTCTTTATTAGTATCGCTAAATTTACCAATGAACTCTCCTTCTGGTAACTTGGCTGTGATTTGAGAATAAAGATGGTCGACGTAGGAAGTGGCGGCGGTGCCTCGTTTTAGTTGTATCTTTATCTTTATCTTATCTGCTGTTATAAATTGTGAATACAATGTCATATTGGTAATATACTCGCCTTCCGGTATTGTAATTGATTTAGAACCGGTTGCTGCTTTTACATAGTAAACGTTATTGTCCGTATTTATATATAATGTCAAAGCACCTACTCCTCCGGTACCAGCCACAATATTCCCATCAACGATTAAAGATATCCTATAATTTCCTGAAATTTTGGGATACATTCCGCTAATCACATGTCTATTATTAAATTGCATAGTTGTGCCTGTGTCTAGAATTAAACTTCCACCTTCGTAAGCACCATTAGTTTTACTGAATGTTATAGTGTCTCCTTCAATTGTCCAAGTCGAACCACTTGGAGCGTGAGTATATGTGCCTTCCTTTAAATACGTCATATTCTTATTACAACTCGTCAGCTTTATGTCCCCTGTTTGTACCTTTATTTCTTGTGGATAATCAGGACTGGGACTTGGTTGGCCTCCTGTGTAGGGTTCATAAGATGTAGCTGTAGAACCTTGTTCTAATTGTATTTTAAATGTATCATTAATAGTTTTATTTTTAAGATTTTCTGCAAATATGTATACATATGCTTGAACTTCTGTGTCGGTTAGCGTGAATGTAACACTTTTTGTTCCGATTGTAATCGAATAAGTATTTATAACCGAACCATCTGTATCTAGAGTACGAAAGTTTACACGATAAGATAATGCTTTATCTATTGAAAAAGTGTATGTATCTGCTTTTTCAATAGCCATGTTTGATGTCATATTAGCATATTGTTCGGTTGCTATTCCAGTTAATGTTACTATATTATTGTCATGTGAAATGGTTATACCATTTTTTGGAACATTATAATATGAATTGTCAGCAAATAAATTTTTACCAGTCGTAGTCGTTTGCTTAGTTACACCCTCAATTTCTAATTCTTGCAATTCAGCCATAGCACTATCTTCTACATGAATGAATGTGTCAGTATCTTCGCCAGTATTTAATACATTACTTTTTAATCTTTCGAGTTCATTCCTTGTAGATACTATTTTATTGTTTAATTCCTCGCTATGTTCGTCATATTCTGCAATCTTATTATCGGCATTTGTATTATATTCTTCAAACCTTGCATCCGCATTAGTATTGTATGCAGTAACCTTATTTGAAGCATTAGTATTGTAATCATTTATTTTATTTGTATGATTACTGTTATATTCAGTATTTTTTGTTACGGCATTTGCGTTGTAAGCACTTAGTTTGCTACTAGCGTTGCCATTGTATTCTTTTACCTTTGCTGTATGGTTTGAGTTATATGTATTTGATTTTTCAGTAGCATTTGTATTATATGCCTCTGTTTTTGAATTAGCGTTTGTATTAAAGCTATCGGTTTTTTCTTTAACATTTTGATTAAATGCACTATTAGCATTGCTTGTTATTTGTTCTGCAATTCTTTGTAAATCTTCTTCACTTAATTCGTAAGTATCGCCTTTTTGTGCTAATAATTGCCAGTCATCACCATTTGTAGGTAGACTATTGTTATTGTATTTTTTAGAAAGGTAAGAACTACCTTGATAAGTTACGACATCTAATATTTCATAAGATTTTAATGAATCGTATTCGCCTTTGCTAGTTATTGTTACTTTTCCAAGTACTTGTCTTGTTACTGTATTATTCATTAAATTAACACCTCTATTTCTCCATTAGTATTTAATTGAAAATCTAAAAGCAAGCCTTCCATTTTATTCATAATTAATAGTCCAGAAGCATATTCGATCGTAAATGTTGCAAAATTACAATCGCCTTTTTCTCCTTGCTCACCTTTTAAATCAGTATATTCATACTCAGTCTCTTTAGAATTTTTAACACCTAATTTTGTGCCGTCCCATTTATAATTAAAATCAGCACCATTAAATGCCCCACTATCAACGCTTTGCTTTAAATTATTTATATATGTCTCTCTTGCTTTTTCGTTGGTAATACGGGTATTTTCGTTTTCTTTTCTTATATTTTCATTTTCATTTCGTTGTTTTTCGTTTGCTTCTCTTTTTTCTTCTTGTTTTTTATATTTTTCAAGTTGTGCATCCGCTTTTGATACCCAATCTGGATATGGGTCAGGAATAATTTCACTAGCATTTATTGCGTCGCCTACATATCCAGTTAACATTACACTTTTGAAAACAGGATAAGTTGTTTCACTATCTTCATTTATACGTAATTGAAAATAGAATTTAGAATATTTTAAAAGATTATTCTTGATATTTATATAATATGTACGATAATCATCTGTTTCAGCAGGAATTAATTCTGCAACTTCATCATGTAATACTTCAATATAGCCTACACCTTTAATTGGTGTATCTAATATGAAAGAAAGTTTACCTTGTAAATTTTCCCCATTGATTCCAATAACTTTATTATAATCGCAAGCGTTACCAAAATTGTCAAGTTGTATTAAAATATCTTTTCTCATAGTAAAATCCTTTCTATTATATTATACAATATATTTTTATTTTTAGCAAATTAATAGTTAACCTATAATTGCTCTAATTGTTTTCCAGTCTGTCCATTGGGTTGAAGAATTTGACGTACGATAATATATATCCCCATCTTTTGCAAAAAATATTTGATAGAATGCTGTATTATATGTATATACAGGAGTTGCGCCTAATACAATACATAAACCGACTATATTTTCGTCATAAGGTGTATTTGTTGCTCCCCATGTGATATTATAAAAACCAATCACTTGTAAATCATTTAAATCTCCACTATATTGCTCATTAGGAATAAACATAGGTGCAGAAAACTCCGCTTTATATTTATAGCTTTCGTCCAATGCCATTTTAAACGTAGTAGTCGTAAGTTCTCCATGGATGTCTACAAAACCATCACCTTTATCAATCAATGGGATACCTTGGGTAACATAGCTACTTATATACGTGGATTTGAGTTTATCGAATGTACTTAATCTTATTTGGAAAGCTTTGTTATAATTAAATGTATGTGCTATATCTCCGTCATAAGTAATTTCATTTGAGTTACTTGGAATATCCACAATAATATCGTCTAAGTCTTGCCAATTTCCCGTAGTACCTTCCATATATTGTAATTTAATTGTTCCTTTATTTGCCGTAGTATTACCACCTAATGTGTTATTTGCTACTCCAAAGTTTCCATTAAAATACGATAATGTGAAATTTACGTGAATAGTATTTGATGTAGCTTCTTTTCTATCTATCGACCATTTTTTAAATATTAAATCTGTATATTCTTGGACACTCATATTTACTTCAATAGATCTCGATCTATTTCTTGTATCAATAACTGTAACTATAAATTTAGAACTACTCGGCTTTTCAAAAATTCCAGGGTTATCCGTAATGGTATCATTGCCATTTTGTACAGTATAGATATTGATACTTGCCCCAGTTTTAGTAGAATATTCCGTTTCAATTTGAACGTTACTATTGCCGAGTATCATTTTATTTTCATTACCAGTTAATGCTGTAGTTGTAGGGTTTATATCTTTAATTGATTTCAAACTTAATGTTGGTGTATACTCTTTCATTTTAACGATACATGTTTGCTGTGAATCACCTATCTTGGTTCCATTATTATATGTTTCGCAAAAAATTGTAAGCGAACCACTTAAACTTGATGATGTAATGTATCCATAGAACTCTTCGACATTTGGTTGCCAATTGTATTCAGTACCGATACCAGTTGCTAATAGTTTTTTCGCTTGTCCTTGATATTGATAATACAAATTATGAACAAATGTATTACTAGCTCTACTGACACGTATTGTCAAACCATCTTCAACATAAAAGTCATAAATAGATAATGTACTTGCACGAGGTATTGTATAACAAGAGAACCAAGATGTTTCAACACTACCACTAACTGGTACATATTGATTTGTTCCTGATTTTATCCATCTTGCTTCTAATTTTGCATTTAGACTACCATCTACTTGATGCCCAACTTGTATTGTAGCACTTACATTTACAGACTGATTTTTATTTAATGATTTTACAACTGTTTCATTAACCAACATACCATTTGGATATGTGTTATTATCATAATAATAGATTTGTAAAGTATGATTTGAGTTTGTAGAAAATGACGCTGTTCCAGGGGCACTTATTGTGCCATTAATGTAAATATTACTTGTATTATTTGCTATATTCCAAGAATCACCTACCTCATATCCCTCTATTGATAATGTATATCCATATTTTCTGGATGCAGGTGGATATAATTTTGTATTATTTGCAGCCATTGTTTACACCTCTTTAATTGTTTTCTAAATCTTCTAAATCTTCTATTAAATCTCGTAAATAGAATTCACTAGTAACTTTTTCACTCTTTCCATTTCTAGTAATAGTTCTTTTCATTGTTTTCATATAACCTATTTGGCTATCACCTGTTACAATTAATTTCGCAACACCAGACCCATTATTATTATAAATAGCTAGTAAAGTATCATAGTTTCGCACTTGTAACCCATTATTATCCAATGTTGCATTATTTTTATCGGTATTTGTTAAAATGTGTAATCCGTCTGTTTGAAAGTTATATCCCATGTTTGTTATCTTGTCGGTATTATTATTTAATTGAACTTTGAAACCTTCTAAATCTAAACTAAAGCTATTTTGTACTTCTTGAATATGATTTATACTATCTTGATTAGCTTTAGTTGTTGCGTCATTTTCGCTTTTTGTGTAATAGTTGTTATTTAAATTTGTATTTATAGCATTAATGCTTGTTATTGTACCTGTTATTCTCGAATTAGCTCTATCGATTGCCAATGTTGCATTAGAAACGTTTTTCGACAGCTTACCAGTACCATTATAATCATAATCACTTTCAACATCTGTCTCAGCATCGGCGCTTAATGTTGTTTTAATATATCCACTATACGATATTATACGATTAAGAGGATATGTCAAATACTCTTCGTTTTCCATATTAACAAGTTTTATTAACTCATCCCCACTCAACCATACATGTCCAATTGTCTCAGCTTCAAAAGGAACGTATTTTAAACCAAATAAGCGTTCTCCACCAGCAATACCCAAACTTCTAAGTTCACTTGTATATAATAATGGATTATCCATTATTCTTAGTTCATGAACACCATGTTCCAAAATATCAGCACTATCTTGTACTGAAAATGATTCACCTTCAACATTACTTAGTCCAACAGTTACTTTATTTATTGCGCCATATTGTTTATTTTGTGTAACTAATGAATAATAATTATCGTTGTCAATTACATCATAATTATTTGTTACAGAATTTTTTACACTAAAATCAATATAACATTTGTTGTCCCATCCAATACGAACCCACGAAAATGCTAACATACCAATTGCTTTCATGACATCTCGGCAACTATCACCATTTGTGAATTGATTGCTAGTGATAATGAAACTATTATTGGTAAAATCAGTTGTTGCGAGTTCTACACCAACTTGTTTACATGTATATTGAGCTAGCCATAAGGCAGTAATTGGTTCGCCGTTTTCTAGTAATTCGTCAAACGAATCTTCATATTGTTCGTCCGTATAAGAGCTATCAAATTCAGCATTAAATAATGTTGTAAAATCACTTGCTGTAAACTTTGTAGCATCTACTACTTCGTCGTCATCTGGTTTTTCAACAATGAATGTTCCCATCGAATAGAATGTAGTATCTTTTGGATATGGATCATATACGAATTGTTCTGGTGTTAGGTTTGTATTTTCTCTAACAGAAAGTCTAAATGTAATTGAACCTTTTTGTCCTACACCAAATGCTATAAAAGTTCTTAAACCTAAATCAGCAGTTGCAAATGTTTCTATAGTAGAACGAGTTTCTATATGAGTTTCATTTGGTAACAAATCAGCGAAACGATAGTCAATGCCTCGTGAAAATTGTACAGGATTGTTATTTGGTAGTAATGATATAGGTAACACACTTCCCGTACCAAACACATCTTTTATTTCTGTAACAATTGCATAATTAGTATTCGGTTTTAAATCTAAATTATGAGTATAGTAATTAAAATATTTTGTACTTGTGCCATTTGTATTATCATAATCTATTGTTATCCAACCATTATTATCTACAGTTATACCTTTAGTAATTTCCCGCACGTTTTCAAAATCATATAATTGTAAACCTCTACTAACTTGTTTAGAACCTATATACAAATCAATATATTTGTCTTGAACGGAAAAATCGTCTGTGATATTTTGCAATTCGCATGTTAATTCTCTTGCGACAAATCGTCCAATTATTCCATATTTTTCCAAGTATCTCGTTTCATTGTGTTCCCATGATTTTACACTATCGTATCCCGTAATTGTAATACTATTATCTTTATCAGCTTTATCATATATAACCATTTTTGTTTCAACAATAGACCCTTGGTCTAAAAAGTTTTGGATATCTCTTTCGTTCATATATTCACCCACTAATGCCCAATAAGGCTAAAACTATTTATTTGTAGCATACGTTTGCCATTTAAAAATACAGGTTTATATCCAATATCATTATGATAATACGTATCTGTAATATAAGTATCACTATCATCGTCATATGCTTCTATTGTTAAATACATACCTTTTCCTTTTTCTTTAAATCTTAACGCATTGGAATATACTCTAAATTGTTCAGGTGTCATAGGTGGGAAAGTTAAGTTTATTTTTCGTCTAATATGTGGTAATACTTTTATTGTCAATTTCCCACTTGCGACTTGTCCCGAATCTGCAACCTGAATAAGATAGGGGAAGAATTCATATCCTTCCCTAGATATAGCAGGATCTTGGAAAGTACACCCATTACACTTCATATAATATCCTTTAAAATTACTCATGATTCCTCCTATACATTTATCATATTTTCACCAGTAATGTTGGCTTGCCTATTAGCATAAGTTAGTGATTGCTTATACATTGTTTTACCACCAACATTAATGATATTAGTTGTTTCTTGATTTTTAATTGTATCGATCAATTCTCCTATTTTTGTAATAATTTTTTCATTATTATCATCGTATACTTTATTGTTAACAGCAGGGTTATATTTCTTTGGTACAACAGCCTCGTCTTTATGCAAGTGATATAAACCTTCATATTCGATTTTATTTGTACCTGTTGCTAATTTAGGTATTTGTGGTACAGATAATAAGTTTTCTTTCCATAAACCTTTAAATGGGGAAATGCCAAGGAAACTAATATTTTTAATCTTGTTTAAAATTCCATTAATAGAGTTAAATGGTACAGCGATAATTTTGTTTAGACCACCAATAATGCCATTTACCACGGTTTTAAATAAGTTTCCAATACCATCTGTGATACCGGTAAATATTTTCCCACCAGTTGAGAATACGTTCTTAACTTTTGTCCATGCTTCACTAAATTTATCTTTAAACCAATTTGGAATATTACTAAATACATTTTTAATTGCATTAACAACTTCTGTAAAGTGGCGCTTAATATTATCAATGCTAAATATTTCTTTAATATTACCCATGATATTAGTAAATTTCTCACTAATATTATTACCTAAGTCTGTGAAAATACTCTTAACACTATCCCAAATTCCAAGTAAACCATTTTTAAGCCCTTCGACTAAATAAGTACCCATTTCCGCCATTACAGTACTTGGTGAATGAATGCCAAACATCTCTTTAAACCCATCTATAAATGGTGAAAATACGTTGTCATATAGCCATTGACCAATTCCAGCAATAGCATCTATGATACCTTTGAATAATCCACCGATGATGTCGCCACCGCATTCATCCATTTTTTCACTGAAATAATTCCCAATGTCTGATACCGCAGTTTCAATAAATCCCCATAATAATTGCCCCATGCCAGCAATAGACGCACCTAACAATTCAGCCAGTTTAGATACAATTCCTGCCCAATCTATGGATGCAATGAAATTCCAAATATCCAATCCAACTTGTTCCCAATTGACATTTTGTAAGAAAACAAGAGCAGAATCTAATACGCCTTTTATTCCATCATTTATTAAAGTAGCTAATGCATTCCAATCAATACTATCCCAAGCCCCGTTAAATCCATCGGCAAGACTTATACCTAAATTTGACCATAAATCTGGTGTGCTAACGAATCCAGCTAAAAATTCTACTACACCATTAAACTTTCCTGTTAAAACGGCTCCCAATTGTGTAAAATCAATGTTATCCATTGCATTAACTAATGCTGTTCCGATACCATTACCAAATGTTCCCCAATTTGTACCATAAATGAAATTATATAACGCACTAACAATAGCTTGTAACCCTTGCCCAAATTTTGAGCCTAGTTGTTCCCAATCCATGCCATCGATTAGCCCATTTAATAAATCACTAAAATTTGTTCCAAATTGAGCCGCTTTTTCGATAACTTCGTCAAAATTAATTAATGCCAAACCTTCATTGAATTTTCTTGATATTTCCATACCAAGTCCATACCAATCGTTATCTTTTATTTTTGCCATGAAGTCATCTAATGGTTTGGTATCAATAGTATCAATTGTTAATGGTGATAATGTATCACTACCTTTATCAAAATCAACTACATTTAAATCGTCGAACTTAGCAAGATTCCCTAATGCGTTTTTTGCGGATTTAGATTGTGAATCTAATGCTTTCGCATTGGCTCTAGCAACGACATCTATCCCAGTCAATACTTTTATGAAATTTACAATATATGCAACGGCAGTACTAAATAACGATATCAATTTTTCTAAAACCGGTGCCATTATACTACCTAATACAGCCCAGTTGTTCTGTAGGGTGTCGCTTAATGCAGTGTCATAATTCATATATTCACTAGCAGCTTTTCGTATTGCAGTAAATGCGGATCTTGCACCCAATAATGCTAAACTAAATAACTTAACACGATTGACAACATTCTTATTGAAACTTTTTAATAATGTTCCTCCTGTAGTCGCAGCACTTTTTTGGATATGTAATAATTTTCCAGCAAAGCCCATCGCGCTAGAAGTCATGGATTTTAAACCTTTACCTCCAGCACTGACTAAACTTGTTAAACCAATTTTGGCAGTGGATGCTCCGGCTTTTATTCCTCCGCCAATAGCATTTTTAACACCACCCATAGCACCTTTTAACGCATTAGCGATACCTATTCCTAAGTTTTTAAATATGGCTTGTACTTTCTTTGCGGCATTATCTGCATTTTTCCACATTTCATCAAACAATGGTTGTTCTATAGTAGTGGTTATTTTTGTTTCAGTCTTTCCACTTGTTTTAGGTTTAGTACCACTACCTAAATTACTTATACTTGTATTAGCATCATTCGCTTTCGCGGATATTGCAGTCAATTTATCTAATATAGTAGTCATGTTAGTTCGCACGATTGTAAAGTTAACATTATTGATTTTATTAAGATTTGTAGTTACTTCATTAGCTTTTGTAGATATATTATTCAACGCTTCTAATACACTACTTACATTAGTACTACTTAAAACGTCATTTAATTTTTCCAATTTTGAAATAAGATTGTCTATATTTGCAGTGTCTTGATTAGCTTGAGTATCAATATCAATTGTTAATTTATCTATTGTTTCAGTTGCTATAATCAATCACCTCCATTATTTATCTTTTTGTTTATATATTCTTTGTAAACTTTTTGCCCACATATAAGCCTTTAATCTTTCGTTTTCCGTTTCTTGTTCAATATTTTTTTTGTGTTCTTCTTCTGTCATAAAAACTTTATGTAAATGTGGCTTATCTGTATATGGTAGAGGTTTTGAAGATTTTGAAAAAGGATGTAGTATAGGAGCGCATTGTAAAATAGCTTCGTATACATACATCCCTTGTTCCCACATAAATTCGTCTTGCGACTTTAGTTTTTCTTTATATGCTTTAGCATAATAATACGCTTTGTAGCAATCATCATACCAATATTCGTCATAAGTCATACCATACGACATATATATAGGACACCATTTATCAAAAATCTGCCCTAAGAGCGTAACCTCTTCTTGCGATTGGGTATTATCTATTTCCCGCTCGCTACGCTCCAATCGATGTTTCCCTCATCGTCATCTAATAATGAATTGTAACATTCACTAATCATTTCAATTAATTTATTAACAAGTGCGTCTTTGTTTTTCATATGATCGTAAATTTCTTTACGTAATGCATCACTAGTTTTTCCATGGTTCTTGTGAAAAGCTCCAGAGAATGCTAGTTCAACCATTGTCATAGGTTGAGTTGAGAATTGCGATAATGAAAATCCTTGATTTTCTAATATCTTAATTGCCATTCTATTATACTCTAAAACATAAGGTACATCCTTATAAGTAAATTGTAATTTTGTGTTCATTTCGTTCTTCCTTCCTTAATTATTTCCCATCAGTTGGTTTAGCATAAAATGCGGGTTCATTCATAGGTGTAATGTAATTTGTAGTTTCTAATGCAGAACTTACAGATGTTTCTGGTAAGCCCATTGCACTTGGTTTCCCTACAAAATACATTGCTTCTGTAAGACCAGGGATATCAATCATAAACCATGTTCTCTTTTTAGCTGCTATGCCAGTTTCATACGCTTCACATAATGTATCCCAAGTATCAACTAATGCTTGAGTTAAATTGAATGTAAATTCTAGTGAACCACCTAGGTCTTTTAAACCTTCTACGTATGTTTTATATTCTGTTTCATTTAAAGTTGTTACTTCGATTGTTTCTGGAGCAGGGTTTAAACTAGGTGTAGATTTTACTCCAGGAATATCAATATATTTTGCAGTAGGTCTAGTCCCAGCCGTTTCTTCTACAGCATATCTTAAATGAATACCAGCAGTTGATAAGTTTATAATAGTATTATTCATATTATTTCCTCCTATATATTGTATGATTAACATTGTCAACTCGACAATTATATGTTATGTAGCCTGTTTTTATATTTGTATCACTTTCGTTAGCAATGATTGGAATATTCCCAATACGACGCAATGCTTTATAACGATTTCCTTTGAAATAAGTATCGATTATATTTGCGATAATTCTTACATTTTCATTTGCACTTTTATCCTCGGTTTGTTCACAGCTAATTGCTATTCTATAACCTAAATCAGTTGCAAATTCACTATTTTCTCTATCGTATTCATTATATTCTTCTGCTTCAACATTTTCAATTTCTTCAATTGTAATACTTGGATATCGTATATCTGGATATATTTCATAAATTTCTTTAATCAATATATCTGCATATTCATCATTATATTCACTATATATTTTCTTCATTGCTGAACTATCCGCAAACAATGCACGCAAATCATCTCTAATTTGGTATACTAATGTCGTCATTTATTATTCACCATATTTTCTTTTGCTATTCGCTTATAATTATTCTTTATCCAAACGCTTCCGTCATACATAAAATGTCCACTTGGATGTCCACTCGTACCACGTTTTCCATTATTGTATTGGTTAGCAACGTCTTTAGGTAAATACCAATAATTATATCCACTTTTGATAAAAGTTGAACTAGTTCCAATATGTGGCTTGGTTGCATTTACACCTGTGCCATATTCGTCGAAAGCTATACCTTTTCCTTCACCAACTATTCTATAACCTGCAGATGTTTTTTCTACATAAAATTTTGGATCAGGGTTAGTTTTTTGAAATGGCAATTGATTATATCGAGTAACAATATAATCTTTACCTTGTTCCGCAACTTCTTTAGCAATTATATCTTTTTTAGTTTCTATTTGTTGTTTTATTTCTTTTAATTGCTTAATGGCATTATTAATACTAGACTGATTTAACGTTATATTAATTTTTACCATTTCGGTTGAATAACATTACTTCTAATTGATTAATTGTTTCTATGGGCTTGGTTTCTACTTCATAATCCGCATCTTTGCATAAGATATCATGCTCTTTAGGTGGTGTAACATAAACATATACACGATCACCTTCATGATATACTTCCATTCTATCTATCCATTTACCAGCCAATAGAATTTTATTGTCAGTCTTTATTCTTAATCTTTTAGGGTAATCCATACCCATCGCCAATAAATCACTCTCACTATTTGTTGGGGCATAATTTTCATATATTGGAATAGGTGGTTTGTATTTTGTAATATTTCCAGCGGGATACTTTTGGCATACATAAATTAATTTTTTATTTCTACGTTGTGTTCTCATGTTTACCTCGCTAAAGGTATAATACCATTTAGAATATCTTGGGGATAATCGCCATCCCCAGCATATATTCTTTGAACACCATTTTCACTATGTGATGTTTCGCCTTCAACACCAACTTTTGATAAGGCAAATACGCATAATGGGACGATTAAATGCTCATATTTTTTATCATAAGGTTTATCAGTAGTGGGCTTGAAGTTTCTTCTATCGTTTATTACGCCAATAGCTTTGTCGATTTCTTGTTCTAATACAGAATCTGGTGGCATTACAATTTCTCTAAATGTTAGTTGGTCTTTTAGTTTTGCCACTAAAGTTGTATTTGTCATAACCTCACCTACTATCTATTTGTATAATTTCTATAAGTCTTTTTGTCGTCGTTTGATATTGTTTCACTTTTTTTATTAGCTTTAATATATTCTAAATTAACAGTAAGCCAAGTATTGACATTATTAACTTCTAATTTTTTCCCATTTGGTTTAATCTTAATGCTTGGGTTATCATACGCATCAAATTCTATTTCAATTTCTTTGAAATATCCTTGAACTCGTACAAAATATTTATTATCAATTTTATATATCATACTTTCACCTACTTTTTTAAATCTGATTTAATTTGTTCCTTTTTTATCGTATCGGTTATAATAGTAGCTTCTTGGAAATCTACTTTAGGTTTAGAGGGCGATACAATTGTATACCCTCTATCCTTATATAGATTTTCATAGACACCTCTTGTTACAACTATTTCTTTTGTTTTTTTTGGGTCTGTTATACGCATTATTATACGCCGTTAGTATCAATAATCATTATCTCGTTAGCACGTTCAAATGATGGTAAACCAACCATTGATACTTTCTCCTCTACATTTACAGGATCCGTTGTACCATAAGTTGTTACAGCAATACCTGTGTCTACTATTGCAACATTTGCATAATTAGAACTAATTAAATCACTTTCTTCTGGTGTCGTACCTAAATGTGTAGCACCTAATACACCATCTGGTAACAATACTAATGTGTCATCAGCAATATATTTAACGGCTTTATTTTCATCATTTACGTAAACATTATCGTAAACATAAATTTCAATACCAGTTTCGTCATAAATGTATTGTAATGCTCTTTCAGTTGAAATACTCTTAATAGATCCACCTGCTAATACATAAATAGAATTTTTAATACCTTCGTTCTTTCTTATGTCTTTAGCTACAGAACTATTACAAACACCTCTTGTAATTGTAACACCTTTTGATTTCATAAGTTCTTTGAACTCTATTAAATCATTAATGATGTCAGTTGTTGGATTTCCCCAGTCAGTAGTAACTGTCTTAATTTGATTTTCTTCTAGACCATAATCATATGAATACTTTTGACCATTGCTTTCTAGTTCTAGTTTACCAGTAGTTAACACTTCCATTCTCATTCTTTCTAATGAAATTCTAGCAGCGTTAATTAAAGTAATTTGGTCATCAAATATTTTACTAAGTATTTGATTAATTAATGCTTGGTTGTTAGTTTGCATTAATGTATTCAATTGTTGACGCATTTTTTCATCAACATACATTGATTCTTTGAAAAATGGCATTTCTGTAATGAATTTCTCTAAGCCTGGTCTATTTCTACGAGTAGATTTACTATCGTATGCACTTAGTTTTAATTCAATTGGTTGATCGTATGCGCCCTTGATCCACTCAATGTTGATACCTATTTCCTTTTTGTTAGGGAATAAAGTTTCACCAAGATATGGTTGAGTGTTTACATTTTTTTCAATCCAATAAGCAACTATATTACTTGCGGATAAAAAATCAAATAAAGATGTTTTCATATACTAGATTGCACTTCCCTTCACGAATATAATATTCTTTAATGCAGTTTTTGCTGCATCGTCAATTAATGTTACAACTGATGAATCTAATTTTAATAGATCTACACAACCAGCTAATAGAATTGTAGCATTATTTGCTCCAGCAGTTACATCAACGTCATGTAATAGTATAGCTACAGCATTTGATGAACCAGATGTTGTTTTAGCTTTTGCCATTGCAGTTCCTCTAGCAGTAATATCACCGGATAATGGTGTCCCAGCTTTTAAGATTTTTTTACCATTTACAGCAGTTACGTCCGTATTAGTTACTCTTGCTGGTAATGCAATATAATACGATTCTTGACCGATTAAAATGGTATTTCTTGTTTCGTAGACATTTGTCTTTTCGATCATAAACTCTCCTCTTTCTAATGTTATTTCATTTTACCAAAATAGGAAGTTGTCGGTGTTACCATACTCATCTTCGCTAATTTAGTTCCTAAATTTTCTTCTTCTCCTTTTCCAGAAGAAGTGTTACCTTTAACTTTTCCCATTTCGCCTAGTTTATCTTTAGTTGCATCGTTCTTACCTTTTTGGTAAGCATTCTTTACAGCTTTGGCGAAATATTGGGCAATTGTATTTGCATCTTCGCTACCAGTGCTTGCAATACTATTTAAAAATTCGTCATATTCATTATCGCCATCTTTTATCTCTAAAATAGTTTTTGCCTCACTGATTGTAGCAATAGATTTGTTTTTATTGTTTTCGGTTTCTTGTTGCTTTACAAGATTTTCTAATTCTTGTATCCTTTGGTCTTTAGCTTGTTCAGCTTCTTGCTTTTTTTCATCATCTGTCAATTTGTTTTGCAATGCAACGTCTTTTTCATGTAATGATGCATTTAGCTTATTAATGTCAGTGTTATATTTATTTTTATCAACATAACCACCTTGATTTAAATCGACTAACTTTTTTGTGCGCAATGCACTATTAATTTGTTCGATTGTCATACCTTCTGTGTAAGAATCTCCTAAAAGTTCTTGTAAATTCATAAAATCCTCCTTTGTGGCGTTTTAAAGGTGTTCTCTCACCTACACAACTACTTTCTTTAAAGGTCTAACTCGAAAAGACCAATTTATATACACCATTAAGCGGTGGCATTTTCATCTACTTTTTGCTTATTTTTATTGTATTCGTTCATGCCATCATTCTTAACGTTTGTATCCGTATTCTCACTAGCATTATTCATACTAGCTTCTACACTAGCTTCAACAAGTGCTTGGGCTTCTTTTTCAGCCTTAGCTTGTTCACCACGCGCAATTACTTCATTTATACGAGTAGTTAACCCACTCATTTCTAAACAATCTATTGTTGCCAACTCACCAGTACCAACTAATGTACTAAACGCCTGTGCTTTCGATTGTAAGTTGTCTGTTGTATGTCTACCAATTGTAATATTAATATCCATTGCTTTTGTATCTTGACTGATTAAATTCAATAATTTTAATATTCTTATCGCAACATCTAATTGTTCTCTTTTGCCTTTTTTAAAGAATAATTCTTTTAGTTTGGCAACTATTTCAATATCTGTCCAGCCATTTCTATTTAAAACGGCAGTACCAGTATCTCCACCACTTGCAGTTTGCCTATCTGGAATACCTGTGATAATTCTTAATTTATCTTCCAACCATTCTCTAATAGCTTCTAAACTAGCACTATCAACACTTGGCGAGATAAATTTTGCATCCGCATTAGCACCTTGATTACCTACCACAGTCAACAATCTATTTTGCTTGATTGTCTTTAAGCTTGTTTCGTCATCTTCAAGTTCCGTACCAACTAATACCAACAGACTTCGTATAGTGTTTTCAATGTCATTTAACGAATCACTAGCTACAATATTTATAGCGTCCATTACACTAATTGCTGGTTCCCAATCTCCTGTCATAAATAATGAATTTTCAAACATAGAAATTGGGTTCACACCTATTACGTTATCAACTACTTCGTCAATTGTCTTATCCGTGCCATTTATTGTGAATACATAATCATCTGTATAAACAATATAAATTTTGCCATCATTCTCAGTATGAATAATGTTACATGACATGATTTTCTTGTTATTCATTTTTGACGAATAAACGCAGAACGTATCACGTGGATCTAACTCTTTATAAGTAATTGGCATATCTGGAATATTATCTTTCGATATATCTTCACTCGGCAAAGTGATTTGATATGCTATGCCACATATACTCATATATGTTAACGTATTGGTATCGGTAGCAAACGCCCCAACATTGTCATAAATATCCCCAATGGTTGATACATCTTGCGCTTTATCAACATTCTTTTGCACTAATTCAACAGGATTGCCTAATGTATATCCTGTGATTTGTCTTGTTGTAGGGAATGCATGATTCACAACTGTTTTATTGTTTATATGTGATGTCTCTGGCTCTGGACGATTTAATATGGTTTGCTTCCCAAGATAATAATCAATCAAATACTGACAATCTTGAGCGTTTTTTCCATGATATGGTAATGCTTTACTTAAGACTTCTAAAACATTAGACTTATCTACGTAATCATAATCTAGAATTATCTTTTGTCGACCACGATGTAATTCGGGTTCTAACATAGATACAATCTTGTTTGCATCGTTCAATCTCATCACCATCTTTACACATATTTACGACGAATATTATATCATGAAATATGAATGTTGTCAAATTCATGTAAATTTACAAATATTTGCTTGCATTTATTGTTTTTGCCTTACCGACACCATAATTATCTAACACATTCGTAAGTAATCCTGCAAGACTATCCGGTGCATCATCATGTTGAGTTCTTTGAACCGCTCCTTGCTTACTCGACCAATTATAAAGATTACGCATAAAATCATTATATTGCTTATTATCTTTTCTAACACTTTCCGCTTTAAAATATATTTTAAATGTTCCGTATTCTGTTGCAACGCCTTTAATGTCATTTTGACGAGACATTATTCTATCTAGCTTACTACGATTACTACGTGCTTTATGTGTCGTAATATTCGCATGATAATTTTTCATTTTCAAGTCGATATTAACCAAATCCGCATAAGGTTTACCACCATTGTTTTCTTCAAACCCTGCTCTTGTAACACGATGCTGGATTATCTTATCACGTACTAAAGGACGAGTTTCGTCATCACCCATTTTATTAACGAATACAACATCTTCGATGTATACTTCTTGACCATAAACATACGCAATAGGCATTGAAAAATAATCTTCCCCACCATGCGCAACATCCGCATACGCACAAACACAATCTGGTTCAGTATCCGGTTTTTCATAATAAAAACTAAGTTGATCTTGCGTAAACGGCCTACCATCACGTTCAATTGGTTTCATTAAATACTTGGCACTGAATATAACAGGATCTTCACTCATTTCCAACTGATGATAATATTCTTTACTGAACCCCTTACCATAGTCATACATGAAATTGCTTTCCCCATTTTCATCATAGCAAGGCACTGAAATTATTCTAACTCTTGGGTTATTCCCGTCATCACCATAAATTTGGATTAATCTACTTGTAACGTCATGGATACTCCAAGGCGTATTAATGTGTATCTCTGGGCATGGTCTATAAACTCCATCTTTGCCCTTTCTTTGAACTTTTCTATCTTGGATGGTACTTGTATAGGTATAGAATAGTTTATCCAATCTATCTATGTTATTCGCTGTCTCAACGTCTTTTACAAGGTCATCGCAGTATAATATGTTACTTGCTTCTGCAAGACCAGTTGTACCACCATCTACACTTTTAAACATTAACGTATGGAATCTCTTGACAGTATTCAAATCAATATATGAATATTCACTACTTTTATTAACAATATTGATTTTAGGGAATATTGCCGAAATACGATACTCGTCATTCGTTAACATATTTAAAATCTCATTATAGAACGATTGTGTTAAACTTGCACTATGACCATTTCCCAATATTGAACGTTCTGGATATAAACAAGCCATGAACAATAAGAAAAATAATCCTAATGTTGATTTTCCAGTTCTAGGTGGCATATTTACACACAAAAAATCAACTTTTCCGTCTGCAACATCTTGGAATGCTTGCACGACACCGAATTTCTTTAATATCTTTCTTCTTGGTAAATAAAATTGTTTTTCAATTGGCCTATTCCATTCCAAGGCAATCATGAAAGATTCAAAATCCCCAGCTCTCGCCCTAGTATCATAACAACTAACTAAATAACTACCTAATTCATTATCTTTTAACTCGGTTTTCCCATTTTCTAGAATATTCAACAACTCTATTGCGATTTTATTCGCATTTTCAATATCACCAATATATTCATAATGGTATTTTAAACTGTCCATTACCGAGATATACGCTTTTGTTGATTTATTCTTGGCTTGCTTAATTAATTCAAGCTCTTCTTCAATACGTTTTTGCATTAATCTTAATGTTTCTTCTGGTAATGTGTCATTTATCATTTTCTCTTTTTCTCCTTACTCTCACGATACAATCTAAATTCTCGTCCAAGTCCAGGGTCGTCCATATAGCCATTTAAATAGTCCCAGATAAATCCAATATACTTGCCAGGTATAAATGGTCTTGAATGTACATACATACGATATACACGTTTATAATCATATGTAGCAGTGTTTAATTTTTCTCTTATATGTGTTCTCATTTGATAAAATTCATCAAATGTCGCAAACAACATATCTTCTCCAAATAAATCTATTTTATCTAACATATTTTCTCCTATCGTTATCCTACCTATACTCATTGTACCATATCTATAAACAAATGTCAATAAAATGTAAAATATATAACCAACAAAAAAAGGCGATTTCTCGCCTGGGAATGGGATATGTGTATGGGTTATATATGATACTTCATATACCCAATTATTATATCACAATATCCTATTATTGTCAAATTTAAAAATGGCGGCCACATAGAGAATCGAACTCTAATTTCTGGATAGACAGTCCAGCATCGTAACCTTTGGATCATGTAGCCAATAAAATTGGGGATTTCTCCCTAATGCAATAATAACAATTATATTCAACCACCACTAACAAGGTTCTTCCCCAAGGAGCGACCTTGGATATACCTTGCCGATTTTTTGTGGCATAGCACGATGACTACAAACTTTCACGGACATAAGAACCTATTATTTATACATTTATTTGATTATTTAAAATCATTTGCCTTTTTGAAAACTTAAAACGTCGATTTCCGCTACTTGTACTCTACATACTCCTTATACCCTATTACTAGGTTCAACGACATAACATTTCCTTGACGTCTAGCCATTACTCTTCTTGTCAGGGAAGTATAAAGACTAGATTACTCACATAATGCCTTTACTATTTCTAGGCTGAAAACATTAGCTTTCATAGTTCATGCGGATCTGTAGATGTTTTTAATCTCTATTATTGCACCACTTTATCATTTTCGTATCACTCCATACTATATTACTAGTTTACACAAAGTAACACCTCTAACCATTAAAATCTGCACTCTAATTACAGAGGTAATGATAAATCCAGCTATCATTGTATTGATATTTGTCAACTGGTTCTTGATAAGTATAACATAGATGATAGTGATTGTCAAGTTGAAAAAAGGTATTTTTTATAAAAATTTTGCTAGACCTACTCCTTTGGCGACTGGGGGGCGGATCCCGTGCACCCCCAGAGGGCACCCTTTGAAGTTTTGGAGTAGGGAAACTACCAAAATAACTGTAAAAAATTTGCATTAAATTTTTAATAAAAATAATAAAAAATTGTTGACAAATATATAATGATTTGATATAATATATTTGTAAAGTAAGAAAGGAATGATAAAAATGATATTAAAGAAATGGGTTGAAAGGTTATTAGAAATAATCTTAGCAATCAGCATCGTACTATTTGCATCGACAGAGAACTTAGCGATCATGATTGGTCTAATGGTACTAATAACAATCAATAGTTATATTATATTAAACTATACAAATATTACAAAAGATGATGAAAAATAACAAAAAAGTGTTGATAAATGTGACAATATATGATAAAATATATTTAGAAAATAAGGAAAGAGGAAAAGAAAAAATGAAAGAAAATGAAATTGAAAAAATTTGGGATTATCTAGTAGAAAGCGAGATTGCAACTGAAGAGGAATTAGAATTAATAACATGTATTAATGGTTATTCAGTCGAAACCTTAAACGATGTAATCTATGCTAGGACTGGATATCGAAGCTTAGATCAATTGATTGATAACGAAAATTAAAAAAAAAAAAAAAAATAGAAAGAAGAAAGAAGAAAGAAAATGAAAAACGAAACTATAGAAAATTTAAAAAATGAATTAAAAGACAACAAAAGATGGGTTGAGCTTAAAGCTCTAAATAAGCTAAATAAACAACTTGAAGAAACCCAAAGAAAATTGCAACAAATCGAAAACAAAAAGAAAGAAATAGAAGGTTATCGAAGAGTAACTATCTTTACAAGACGTTGTCTACATAGAGGGCTAAAAGGTTATTTTCAAGAAGTAGAAGAAACGGAAACGCTCTACAATGCAAGTGACAAAAAAATTGCCAATTATTTAGAAGAGCTAAACAAATATAAAAAATCTAGATTCTTTGAAATAAAGCATGATTTCAAAACAAACACGATCAAAGGACTAAAAGAATATAAAAAGTATTTAGTAGATAAGGGGGTTCTATAATATGCGCGAAAAATACCAAAAATTACAAGCTTTAAGAAAAAAAGTTAAATCAAATAAAAATTACATGGCAAAATATCAAGATCTTAAAAAACTAAATCAAAACGATGAGATATACGGCTGGAGGTTTGAAAATGATGACGTTTTAGAAGATAGTATATTTAATCTTGAAGACTACACGCCAAAATATTTAGAAGTTATTATGTCCGCTTATCTTGAAGTTTTAGAAAGTGTCGTTAAATAATGGGCTTAATTAATAGCGTTGAGAACGTAAGCAGGCAGCTTGCGTCTTCTCAAAATCAAAAAATAACACAAAGCAAATTAAAAGAGAAATACACTAGATCAATAACTAGTTGTACTTTTTCGATATTAGATAGTTTAGCGGATAAATATAGTAATTATGACAAATTATATCATGACAGAATAAATTACATGGATCGAATCATAAAACTAGTATACGATGACGGGCTAGAAATACTTGACGGGGGATTTACAGTACAACATTTTCAAGATTTCAACATAGAATATGATGTTAACATGTCATTCTATTCAAATTTTGAAAAGTGGGTTAAATTTAGAAAACGAGATGATAAGATATCAGAAAATGAAGAAATAGAAGAAATTAAAGAAATCACCAAAGCGAATAACAAGCCGATTGATTGGCTATTCATTCCAAAAATTATTATATGCTTAATGCTATTTTACTTAATAATAATTTGGATATGCTACTTGTTAAAGTAGTGTATTTTTTTTTATGTCTTTTTATGCATTAACACAACATCACAAAGCACAACGCACACAGTAACACCTTAAAAATAGGGTGTTTTTTGGCGTTCTAAGGGGTTTTATAGAAAGATAAGGGAGTTTATAAGGTAACGAAAAAGACTAGCTGAAGGCTAGTTATTGAGGTTATAACGTGTTTACGTAAAGTTTACAAAATGGCAAATTTTTGTTCGCTAGTCGGCGAGGGGAGGAGTGCATATAACTACTCTACCCTATCAACTTTACATTTAATTTACACATTCTTTTTTCTCTCATTCTACCACCATTTTACAACTTTATATCTCTAGCCCTCGTCCTTATCAACTAATTTAAAATCTTTAGCATCAATAATTTTATCTTCTTTAGATATCTGGTCTTTTAGTGCTTGAATACTTTGTGAATTATTAATATTAGTTCTCTCTTGAGCACCAACAACAACATCAGTTTGATCTTTCATACCAAAATAATTCTTAGCTTGAAAGATATAAGATACCGAATTAAGTTTATTCATAGTTGCTCCTGTTTCTAACATTGCATGACAATAATCAATCATTAACATACAAATATCATGAAAAGGAGACATTGAATTTCTAGCATGAGAATAAATGGTATCTCTAGAAACTCCTAGATAAAAAGCTAAAGAAGCTACAGTTGGAGCTAAACCTGTATCTTGAGCAATATGAACATATTCTTCAAATTCAGTAGCAAGTTCTTCAACACTATCAAATACCCCCCTACCCTTTTGTTTTTTAGACATATTATTAAGAGCATGGGTAACCATTTTATTAGACCAATTTTTCGCATTAGGTTCAGCAAAAAAACCCGTTGCATTTACTTGTTTGATAGAAGACTTATTAGCGTTATCGAGTTCTTTTCTAGTAGGTTCATTTTTTAATAACGCATTAATACTATCTTCTTTACGTTCTTCTTTAGTTTTAGTAAATCTACCACCACCAGAAGGAACATTAAAACAAATTGTACTTCTATTTGATTTATTATCCATTAAACAATCACCCTTTATTACCTCATTATAGCATAAAACAAAAATAATGTCAACGAATAAAACATATCAATTTAAACACTATTTTTAAGCTCACTATCAAACAATTAATAAAAAACGATAAATTATACCTAAAACAATAAAACTCTTCTAATTTGACTATTTATTTATCTCACAGAGCCATATTAATAAATAAACAACTTTAATTAATTGAATAATTAATCAAAGTAATTAAATATCAGCCTAATGGCCAATGATTTAAAAATGACCCCCTACCCAATTTTAAAACCAATGCAAAATTAAAAGAAAGAGTAACCGGAAACTCAAGAAACTCAAAAATACACGTACTAGCGTACGTTTTTTCAATTTGAGTTCCCAATTTTAAGGCATAAGTATGGGAAAAAATTAAAAACGGAAACTCAAGAAACCAAAAATTCGTAACTTTCTATAAACCCAGTTAACACACAACACAGTTAACACACACTCCACATTATAAATAACAGTTGACTATTAGAAAATAGTGTTAAGTGTTAAGTTAACTGTTAACTAATAAAATAGAAAAGTTTATATATTTTTTAGTTTCCTGAGTTTCTTTTGGCTTATATATGCCTCAAAAATGGGAACTCAAACTGGAACCAAAGGCAACTCGGGAAACTCAAAGTGTTAGATAAAGTGTTAGATGAGCGATTTTTAAAAATTAATATCAATTATATTTATAAAAAAATATAGATTTTATTAATATTTTATGTTCAAAAATTTATGCTTGACGAGGTAAAAAAATAGTGCTAAAATGTTAAGTGAAGTGTTAGGTGTTAAGTAGTTAACACTAAAAAATGACATTTTAAGAGAGGTGATTAATTTATGAAGAAAGAAAAATATATGGATATATTCGTTAATATATCACACAAAAAAATTCATGCAAATTATTTTAAAGTTGAATACATGGATGAATTATTAAATGGAAGAACAATAAAAGAGCTTGCGGAATATTTAGGTATTGGATATTGTGGATTATTAGATTGTTTATTAGGATTTAGAGCAGTTACGGATCAAGATAGTAATAAATTGATATATTTATATGCAAAAGAACATGGTTTGACGATAAAAGTAGATAATCAAGATGTTCCTTTGGATGAAGCGTATGATATTTTTGTGGAAAAACCAGGGGAAAATGCAAAGTTTGCGGACTTTAATAAGTGGGTAGACATGCATAATAATCAATATGATAAATATATGATTGTGGATAAAGAAGGTTTATTAGATGGAAAATCAGTGGTGGAGATTGCGAAAGAACTGAATATGTCAAGAAGTTATGTATCCCAGATGGTTAATGGTAATGTTTGTGTCATGGGTGAAACAGTTGCAAAGTTATTGGTTATCTGTGATAAAGAATTTGATGATAAATATGAATATTTCAAGAGAATAGAGGAAAATTAAATGAAAAAAGCAATGATTAATTATATTAAAAATGAGAAATTTGATGATTTGTATACTCCAGATTATGCAATAAAACCATTATTAAAATATTATAAAAAAATGTTGACTAATATATTAAGATATGATAATATTAATGTGGAGATAGAGAGGAGAATGATTAATCATGGATATAAATGATATAAAGAATGCGATAAATAGCTATTGTGAAGAAAAATTGGGCGATTTTGACACAGTTCGTGAGAAACATTATTGTGATAATGATGTATTTGCCAAAATCAACAAAAAATTAGTAGCAACTCTAAACATTAGAGAGCATCATGACTATACACTAGGAACTAACATTTACGAATTTAGAGAAGACAGCTTTTGGAATGAAGGACGCTTAATTGGTTATTTAGCAATTGAAGAAGTTATTGAGTTAAGATATTTAGACCAAGAAATGACTGATTGTGGCGAAGAAGTAGTTGCATATAATGTAAAAGGTGATACAAAATCAAATTTTGAAATAATATATGATAAATAGAAAAGAGGATAATGTTAAATGAAAAAGAAATTATTATTGATATTATTGATACCGATTTTATTAATGACAACTGGGTGTACAGCATTATTTGGAAATAGTGCTGATACTGTTAAAGAAAACATTAGTAAAGAAGCTGACGAGTTCAAAGTTAAAAGAAGAATAACCTTTATCAATTTAAGAAGTGGTGAATACCTATTTCAATTAACTGGTAATTGTTCAGTTAAAGGTGGCTCCAGCAGTAGTAATAGTGAGTTAGAAGTCATATGTAGAATTGGTGAAGACAAATATCAAAAGCATATGCTTTACATTGCAAATGAAACTACCTATGTAGTAGAACAATTAGAATATAGTGATGTTTCAAGATATGATTATGAAATAGTATTTAGGCCAGAAGCTATTATACCTATTTCAATAAAGACTGAAACAGAGAATTAGAAAGTGAGTGATAAATAATGGATAAATTTAAAGTAGGAGATAAAGTTAGAATAAAAAAAGATTTGAAAGTTGGTAATTATTATGATGGTTGTTATTTTAACCAAGAAATGAACAAATATAGAGGGAAAATTGCGATTATAGAAAATTGTTCTGGTTATTCTTGTTATTCTAGTCATTGTAGTAATTATAGTTTTATGGATAGGTATAAACTCAATATTGATGGTTTGGCATGGTATTGGTCTAGTGCAATGTTAGAAAAAATCGAAGATAAAGAACATTTTAAGTCATTACCTAGTAATTTCAGTGGAAAATTAGAAATTGAAAATGGTTTTGTTATCAAACAAGAAGATAAAAAAGAAATCTTAGATAAAGCTGAAAAAGAGTATTTAGAAAACCTTTTAAGACCGTTTAAAAGTAGAATAGAATATATTGGAAAATTTGAATTCGATTATTGTAAAAGTTTTTTATTAGTCGAAATGAAAACACTAGTCGATACCTTTTACTTGCCAAACTTTGAAACAAATAAAATGTATAAAGGAATGGAGCAAGGGAAGAATTATACATTAAAAGAATTAGGTTTATTTGAAAATGAATGATATTTTAGAAAGTAGGTAATTATGAGAACATTAGTAATTTTAAGAGGAAGTCCAGGTAGTGGAAAATCTACTTGGATTAAAAAAATGGGGTTAGAACAATATACGTTATGTGCAGATACAATTAGACTTTTAGTACAAAGTCCTATGATTGTTCCGGATAAAACGTATAGAACAATTAGTCAAAAAAATGATAGTTATGTATGGCAATTGTTATTTGAATTATTAGATAAAAGAATGGCAAGAGGAGAGTTCGTTGTTATTGACGCTACTCATAGTCGTTCTAGTGATTTTAGTAGATATAATAAATTATGCGAAAGATATAGATATCGTAGGTATTATGTTGATTTTAGTGATATTCCAATTGAAGTTTGTAAAGAAAGAAATGCTCAAAGAGAAGATTATAAAAGAGTACCAGAAGAAGTCATTGATAAAATGTATTCTCGTTTAAGAACTCAAGATAAAACGAGTGGTTGGGTTAAAATTGATCGAGATAAGTTTTGGGAACAAATTGGTATGAAATTGTTCGACATGAATAAATACGATAGAATCAATATTTTTGGAGATGTTCATGGTTGTTATAATCCTTTGAAAAAATATTTTGAAGAATACCCATATAGCGAAAATGAATTTTATATCTTCTGTGGTGATTATTTAGATAGAGGTTTGCAGAATAAAGAAACATTGTTATTCTTGATGGATATGGCTAAAAAAAGTAATGTTTTAATGTTAGAGGGAAATCATGAGAAATGGTTACATTATTATGCAATTGACGAATTAGAAAATATTCATTCAAAAACTTTCCTTCATAAAACTATGATGGAAATAATGGATATTGAAAAAAGTGATATTCGCTCATTCTATCGAAAAATAGGACAAGTCGCATACTTTACATATGATGGGCACAGATACATTTGTTCACATGGTGGTATAAGTTATTTACCAACCGAATTACAGTTAGTTGCAACAGATCAACTTATAAATGGCGTTGGTGATTATAATGTTGATATTGACGAAATATTTGACGAAAATATGAAAGATACGGATGTTATTCAAGTTCACGGACATCGCAATACATTTGATGTTGGTATTTCTAAAAACAGTAAATCAGTTAATTTAGAAGGTAAAGTTGAATTTGGTGGAAAATTAAAAGTTCTTCAATTATCAAAAAATGAGTCATTACATGTAGTAACAATACAAAATGATTATTTCGATACACCTGAAGAAGTAAATCAATATCAAGAATGCCGTACCAAATTAAATATCCCTGTTTTAGAGGCATTAAGGGGTAGCAGAGACATTAAAGAAACGGAATTGGGTAATAATATTAGTTCATTCAATTTCACAAACCATGCGTTCTATAATAAGCATTGGAATGAATATACATGTAAAGCAAGAGGGTTATTTGTAGATACAATTAAAGACGAAGTAGTTGCAAGAGGTTATGAAAAATTCTTTAATGTTAATGAACGTCGTGAAGTTGAACTAGAGCATTTATTAGTCAAATTTAAAGACCAAGGGAATATAGTTTGTTATAAAAAAGAAAATGGGTTCTTAGGTATTATGTCGATGGTAAATAGTGAATTGTTCTTAGCAAGTAAATCAACGAATACAGGACCATTTGCAGACATATTTAAGGAAATATTTACGAATAGTAAAATAGATAAAGAAAAATTAGTTAATTATTTACAAGCAAATAATGTATCATTAACGTTTGAAGTAATTGACCCAGAAAGAGATCCACATATTATTAAATATACGGAACCAAAAATTGTATTATTAGATATTATTCATAACAAATATGATTTTGAAAGAGAACCATATGAAGAAGTTGTAAAACTTGCGAAAAGCATTGGTTGTGAATGTAAACATATTTATAAATCATTTAATAATGTAAGAGATTTCCATAGATGGTATCTAGAAAATACGAATGAAAATGATTTATCAAAAGAGGATATTGAAGGTGTTGTTATTGAATGTAATGGAATAATGACAAAATTAAAATTTCCTTACTATAATTTCTGGAAATTAATGCGAAGAGTAAAGGAACAAGTTCGTCATGGTAGTCGTCCTGATTTAGCAAGATTATACAATGCTACGGCAAATTATTTCTATGCGTGGGCTAAAAAACAAAGTGAAGAAACATTAAGCAAAGATATAATTACTTTGCGTGAACAATTTTATAAGGAGAATGAAAATGGATAGAGATAAATTTATAATGGATAATTTACAAGAGAAATATGATTATCTTGTAAATAAAGGATATGATGTGTGTGCCTTGTTTTTACAAGGCAGCCAAAATTATCAATTAGATATATATGATGACGATTATAAAAGCGATATTGATGCAAAAGCCATTGTGTTACCATCTATTGATGATGTTGTGTTGAATAAACAAGCTGTATCAACAACAATTGTAATGGATAATAATGAACATATTGACGTAAAAGATATAAGAGTTATGAAAGAAACGTTATTGAAATCAAATATATCTTATGTTGAGCTTTTATATACAAAATATAAAATTGTTAACCCAGAATATGAAGATTATATAGAAGCTTTGATAAATAATCGTGATAAGATTGCGAATATTAATAAAAATCAATTTGCAAGATGTATAAAAGGTATGGCACTAGAAAAAGAAAAAGCCTTAGAACATCCTTATCCAACAATAGTTGATAAAATTGAAAAATATGGATATGATCCAAAACAATTACATCATATCTTACGATTAGCAGAGTTTGCAGGCAAATATTTAATTGAGGGAAAGCCTTTAGAAGAATGTTATGTGTTTGATGAATATACACGTGAATATTTGATAGATATAAAAAAAGGTGTGTTATCTTTAGTATCTGCAAGAACAATGGCTAATGCAGGTGTTACGCTAATTAGTAATATTGTGGATAAGTATATAAAAGAACATCAACCTGAAACAACAGATAAAGAAACATTGGATTGGTTAAATTCATGGGTGGCATCCTTAATTAGGTATTCATTTATAGTTCAATTACAACTAGGTATTGTAAAATCTACAGTGGAAGTAAAAGATGACGATACATATAAGGTTAAGAGAGTAATAACCGCTATACAATCTATGATTTATAATGGGTATGATTATAAAGGTGAAAGCTATATGAAAACAGGACGAGATAGTGAATTTGGTATAAGAGCGGAAGTACTATTAAATATCTTAGGTGAACCATTAGAAGATCCTGAAGAAGAAATTACCCATTTGGTAAATAACGAAAACAAAGAATAAAAGGAAAATGATTATGATATGTGAATGGTTAAGTGCGTGTCAACGCATATGGTTTGATATTGAAATATACGTAAAAATAATGATTGGAATTATCATGTTATTATTTATTCTATCTTGGATAGTAACGGAAGCTGATAACAATCACATTAAAGGGAAGGTTCATGGTAATATAAAATCAATAAGAAAATTAAGAATAAGAAAGGAAAAATAACATGGTTGAAGAAGCATTAAAAATAGGTATGATTATTATCGCTTTACTTATTATATTTCTAGGATTAAGTACAAGAGAATGAATTAAATATTTGGAAGGAACGATTTATATGAAAAAAGTTATAGAAATTATTATTTTAGCTATTGGTTTGGCTATATCACTATATTTAGGGGGTTATTTATTATTTGGTGGGGCAATACAGGTTATTAATGGTATTCAAAATAGCGTACCAATAGACATTATACTTGGTATTATAAAAGTTGCGTTTTGTGAACTAAGTGCAATACCATTCATATTTACTGTAGCGGTTGCTATTATGATTGATGAAGATTAAGTATGGTGATTGACGTGAAAAAACTCGATGAAGTCGATTTTTATCTAATGGATTTGAAAAGTAAATTTAATAAAATAAAACCTAATACATATTATTTATCATATTCTGGTGGAAAAGACAGCCACTTCTTGTATTGGTTTATTAAAGTTTATTTGAAACGAGATGATATAAAAATTGTAGGATGCAATACTTATATGGAACATCATGAAATTTTAAAAAGGATATTAGAGAATAGTGATATTGTGTTGTATCCTATATTAAAACCATTTGAGATTAAAGAGAAATATGGAATACCATGTTTTAGTAAAGAACAAGATTTTTATATTTATTATTATCAAAATGCACTGAGAAAAGGTAAAAAACCAAGTAAAACAATACAACAAAAAATAGATGGTACTTATGATAAAGGTTTCAGCGGTATTAGTAAGAAAGCTAGAGAATATGTAAAGAGTGAAAAAGCTCATAAAATTACGCATCTATGTTGCTACTACTTAAAGAAAAAACCATTTCATGATTTTGAAAAAAAGTCCGGATTAAAACCTATTTTAGGAATACGTTCAACTGAAAGTTCGTTGAGAAAACAACAATATAAGTCATGTTTTACTAGTAACGGAAAATTTGTACCAATACATGATTTGACAGATGAACTTTTGGATAAAATATACTTAAAATATGATATTGAGATTCCTGAAGTTTATAAGCATGTAACTAGAACTGGTTGTATGGGTTGCCCATATGGAAGTTTTAAACATGAGACTGAAAAAGAATTAAATCTTATAAATGATAATCAAAGAAAATTTGTTTGTGAATACTTTAAGGAAAGCTATGAAATATTAGGTATAGACATAGAAAGGAAATAAAAAATGGAAACATTTGGCGATATGATCATTATTATATTATTTTTTCTTGGGGGTATATCTTTCTTGTTTCTTGGACCGTATGTCATTATGATTGGTATGAATATGATTGAAGATGGCATTGATTATGGCGAGCCATTGAGTATACTTGCTGGGCTTAGTTGGATCATATTGTATATAGGTATAATTATAGTCTTTATGTCAGTTATTCTTAGCTAAATTGACTGAATTACTTTGGGATATAGTATTACACAAAATACTATATTTTTTATTGACTAATATTTATAGTTATGATAATATTATGGTATAGGAAGGTAGGTAATGAAAATGACGGATAATATTGAACTTCTTCATAGGGTAGTGGTATTAATGCTAGAAATGAATCGACGAAATGCCCTAGAAAAAGGAAATGACTTAGACGCAAATGTGATACGAGAAGAGCTAGATTCTATTTTAAACGGAGATATGAGTAAGCTGTATGTTTATTGTGATGTTTTAGAAGATATTTGCAAAAAAGCAAGGAATGATATCCTAAAATATTCAAATCTATGATATAATAGATATACTTTGCGAAAATAGGTGATAGAATGGAAACGGTATTTAAGAGTATAGATACTTTAACAAGAGACGAATTGCTTGATAAAGAATTTATACCAAGTATTTATAAAAATTACCAGGGGGAAGAAAGAGAAGCTGTTATTAATGAAATTTTAGTAGTAGCACGTAAGGAAGGGGTTACGAGACTTATTAAAAAGGTTATTGATAGTGAAGAACAAAACGCAATATATGAGGCAAAAAGCGAAATATTATCATTGATGAAAATTGGCGTTAATAGTTTGCCTGAATGTACTATTGATAATTATAATCAAGTTTTAGAAAATGACCCGTATATAACGAAACATGTACGATATAATTTATTTACCCAAAAGTTTGAATACTGGAATGATAATCATTTTGTAAATAATTGGAATGATACGAATGACGCTGATTTTATAAGTTACATTGAAAAAAATTATGGATTTTATAATTTACAAAAATATTGTCAAGCATTTTCGTTATTATCAAAAAGTGTGTCATACCATCCTATAAAAGAGATTATTGAAGCAGATAAATGGGATGGAATAAGTCGCATTGATAATTTCCTTACCGATATAATGGGATGTGATGCTGACGATTATTCTAGAGAAGTATCTCGCATGATATTTTACGGAGGCATATCTCGTTTATATAAACCAGGTTGTAAATTTGATTATATGCCAATTTTAATGGGGAAACAAGGTAGTTGTAAAAGTACTATTGTCAGTTGGTTAGCATTAAAAGATGATTATTATCGTGAGGTGTTATCCATTGAAGGTAAAGACGGAATGGAAATATTAAGTGGTGGCTGGATGTGTGAGTTTAGTGAATTACTTGCTATGGTTAGAGCTAGAGAAGTAGAATCATTGAAAGGGTATATTACAAGAACTGTTGATACATTTAGACCAGCTTATGGACGTCATGAAGTATCCAATCCTCGTCATTGTATTTTTATTGGTACAACCAACGATTATGAATTTTTAGTTGATAAAACTGGTAATAGACGTTATTTACCTATTGAAATCAAATTACCGAAAGGTTCTCTTTGGTTAAAAGAAAAGGAAACAAAAGCATATATTTTACAGTGTTGGCGAGAGGCATTAGAACTTATGAAACGCCATGAAACATATTTGGTTATTCCAAAACAATATGATGATATTGTAGCAATGCATCAAGCTAGAGCGACAGATGACGATCCTAAAGTTGGTATGATTCAAGAATATCTTGATAAAAAAAATCCAGGAGATACAGTATGCGGAATGGAAATATATACCAATTGTTTTGGAAATTTACAAAAATCATTTAATCGACAAAGTTCTCGTGAAATATCAATGATCATGAGAACGATGAACGATTGGAAGAGAATGGATAAGACAATTCGCTTTGAAAATTATGGAAAACAAAAATATTGGGTAAAATTAACATAAAGTATTGCATTTTAAAAAGATTTATGATATATTATAATTGAGATAGATAATATGCTATCTTGTCCAAGTAATATTTTGGATTTCAGTAATTTTCACTTTTCATTGGGCTACATAGTAGCCTAGTGGGTAGATATTTCATATCCCCCAACCGATTATCTATCTGCTAGGGTGTTATGTAACACCAAGATTGCCTACCTCCAATTAATTTTAAACTTAGAATGAAAAATTCTAAGTTTTTTGTTGACTTATTTCATAAGATATGATAATATATGTTTAGAAAGGAGATAAAAGAAAGAAAATGAAAACAGTATATTTAAAAATTAATAAGTTAACAGAACAATCTCGTCAAATGAGAGAATTAGCTGGTAACAAAGATGTAAATTTTAAACAAGCAGAAAAAATAAGAGAAGAACAAGACAAAATTTATAATAAATTAGAGTTCTTTAAAAATTTTGTAAAAGTAAAAAATCAATTGGAGGGATAAAAGTATGATTTATAATAAATTAAATAATAAACAAAAAGAACAAGTAATACAATGGTATATATTTTCAAAAACAAAAGATAATATTGGATACTTTTGTGAAAATTATATTACAGAATGTGCAAGATGTGGCTGTTTAATATTTGATTTCTGGGGAGTTGAAGAAAATGAAGAAACAATATGTGAAAAATGTAAAAAAGAATGTGAAAACGAAGAAGAAATATCATTTGATCCGTTCGATAAAAAACATGATTATGAAATGGAAGGTGGATATTATGACAGAACGTAATAAAGCAAATAGAGTTAAACAAGATGGTATTGTAAAAAATATAGAAGTCGCAATTGCATTATTAAATCAAATAGATCAAAGTTTTGAAGCAATCGGTAATGAGCAACAAATTAATGACCAATTAATAAGCGATTATAATCATTTAATTGAAGAATATGAACTACAAGACAAAGCAAGACTACAAATAACTTATAAGCTATCAACATTATATGATCAAAGAAGAGAATTAAAAAATATTTCAATGTTAAAAAATACTTGGAATAAAAATACGGATAAATTGAGATATTTGGCAAGTAGAGGTACAATAATGGGTGAAATTAAGAAAACGCTAGACCATTTAGATAAACCTTATCGTTCTAGAGTAATGAGTGAAGAAGATAAGAAATTATTATTAGATTGTGATGAAAACGAAGAAAAACCAACTAAAAATACTCGTGGTAGAAAGCCAATAGAAAATTGTGAAGAAATATTAACTTTACTTGCCAAAGGAAATAAAGTAAAAGATATAGCTACTGAATTAGGAGTTCCTATATCTCGAGTTTATTCAGTAAGGAGTAAAGCTAAATGTCAAGATTCACAGAATTAAAAAGATTATATATTGATAAAGGGTTGAAAATATTTCCTATTGTAAAAAATGGAAAAGCACCATTAATAGAAGCTTGGCAATTAGATTGTTCTATAGACATCCCCCAAATAGCATATTGGCTTGAACATGCCAAAGATTGCAACTGGGGTATGCCATGCAGTGAAAATAATATATTTGTATTAGACATAGATCGCCATGGTGTTGATGGTATGGAATCTTTGAAAAAATTATTAACTGATTTAGGAATAGATCATGTTGACCAAACTTTGTTTCAAAGAACACCTAGTAATGGAATTCACTTGATATATAAAAGTGATGCCGAATTAAAGCAAGTATCAAATAGTAGTAATTCTTTCCCTGGGTATCCAGGAATTGATATTAGAACAGATGGATATATTTGTGTATATCCTAGTGAAATAAATGGCGTAAAATATGAACTATATAAAAATGGTGAATGTGAAATTGCGGAAATGCCACCAAAATTAAAAGAATTTATATTATCGCAAAAACAATTAATAAAAACAAAATCAAAAGATGCTTATGTTAAACCGGAAGTTGTTGAAAAAGGTAATAGAGATACGGAGTTATTTACGTATATAAATCATTTGTATTTTACAACGAGATTATCTAAGGAAGAAATAACACTATTAGCAAACGATTTTAATGAAAATATATGTGATCCTAGCTTACCAAAAAGAACAGTCACATATAAAGTAAATAAAGCCTTTAAAAAAGATAGGGCAAAATGTTTTTACATTTATGTTGGCGAAGATGAGGAAGAATGAAGAAAAATATAAAAGAGGTGTTGAATGATTCCCGATAATAGTGTACATAACATAGAACTTAAAGTTTACGAAAACCTAAACAATGGTTGGTGTGAAGAAATTGACAAGAATAAAGTTATAATCGAAGAATTACGTCAAGAAAATCAAAGACTAAAGAATAATTGGACTAAGTTAAATGACTTTCTAGAAGAAAATTGGAAAGACACTCAGGACGTATGGTTTGTAAAAATAATTAATAAAATGAGAGAAATAGAAAAGGAAGATGATAAATAATGATTGATAAAAAAGAATACTTATTAGATTTACTAGGTACCGCAGAAGACTGGGTGGTAAATGAATTTGATGAGGGATTAGAAAAAACTAACATTTTAACAAAATTAGCAGAGGCAACATTTTGGATAACTTACTATTTTGAACAACAAGATGAGGAATATTAGAAAGAGGATAATATGAAAAGATTAAAGATTAAAGATAAAATTGATTTAAATATATTGATAGATAAATATGGTTTTTGTCTTGATGATAGAGAATGGTATATATATGAATGCGAAGGTGGTTATATTGAGATATCACCTGTAACGAAAATTATAATGGTTTATTCAGGGGATTTTGATTCTTTAAATGATATAGCCATTCTATATAATTTAATTGAAAATAATTTAGTTGAGGTGGTTGAATATGAGTAATGACGAATTAAAGGTATTAATTGATTATCATTTTGATTATGTGAATAAGCTATGTAAAGAAGGTGTCGATAATATATATACTTTAGTAGGGGATGCTTATCTTAACAATTTTGTATATTTTTTCACAGGTAAACCTACAAGATTCGATGGATTAAATTCTTTAATAGAACAACTTATTGAAGAAAGAGATAGACTTAGTGAATTACGTGAAATAGTAATTAAAAATAATAAGAAAAGGAAGGATTAATTGAAATTATGAATGAACTTGAAATGATTGAAAAATTATTAAATGAGATGAAAGAACATATTTATAGTAATGACGTAGCAAATGAATATATTCGTATAAAAGTAGGGAAGGAACTTTTTGAAAGACTTCGAGTTAATAATTGGTTATATTTTGGCTTGAATCCCTACTACCCAATTTTGCACGGCATTACCGTTAAACTTGATAGGTATTTACCACCTTATGAAATACAAATTGATGATGTACGAACTGGTTGTCATATTAAAAAAGATTTATCTTGTATTGATGATATAGTTCCAATAAGAATACCACTAGTAGAAAATTACAAATTACCTAAGAAATATATTGTTAATAAAGATGCATGTGTCTTATTTTGGAGTGATAATAATCGTGATAAAACAGTTGTTAGGAGAGCTAAAGATGACTCAGTAGATCCAGTTAAAGCTTTTTTATGGGCATATTTTGAACATAATTGTGGACTATCAAAAACGCAAGCTAATAAATATTTAGAAAAAGTTGAAAAGGAGATGAAATTATGAAATCCGCGGAAGAATTATTTAAAGAAATAGGATATCAAAAAGTCAATAGATATTCAAATAGGATTTCGTATGAAAGAGTAACACCAAAAGGTGATATTGAAGCTATTGATTTTCCTTTAGATCAAGGACAACACCCAACCTTTTGCTGTTTTATTAATAGTGAACCTAGTTATGTTTATGTAAGAGAACTTCCAGCCATAATGCAACAAGTAAAAGAAATGGGTTGGATAAATAATGCATGAAGAAAATAGATTGATAATAAAACAATTGAATAAATTTGGTAAAGTACCAGAAACACAGGAACTACTTCAAATGATAGAAACATATGAAACTCAGCAAAAAGAATTTATAACATGGTTGGAAGATAACATAAAACGTGCCGAAATGTTTTATCAATGTCATATGGATACAGTTGACGATACAGTAGTAGTTAATTTAAAATATGTTTTAGAAACATATAAAGTAATGATAGGTTGGAAATAGAAAGGAAGTAATAGTAATGTTAAGAAATAGTAAACCTAAAATAACACATTTAACTGAAGAAACAATGAAATTATTAAACGATATGGGATTTAGTAAATATCAAGATAGTTTACATAGACCAATTGATAATATAAATATTAAGGCATTTTATAAAAGTTATAGTTGTTGTGGTGGAAGCTTTGATTTAGCTATAAATTTAGAAAGATGTTGTTTTTGTGGAACCGAAATGTATCCTTATGTAAAAATAAAAACGCCTTATGATAGTTGGTGGAGTAATGGTTGGAATATAGCAGATTTTACAAAAGATATGGAAAATTTTCAAAAAGAGTTAGAAAAAGATTTAAAAATATTAAGAAAAAATGGAATTATTAGTTAGAAAGGACTGATAAAATGGAATTATGGATTAGAAGTCAAGATAAAACAAAATTGGTTAAAGTTAATTCTTTATGGATAATGGATAATCAAATATGGATGGAAGTTCCTTTTTATGAAAACCATAAAAAACTAGGATTAACTGTATCAGGATGTAATCATAAGTTAGCAACTTATACGACAAAAGAAAGAGCTATTGAAGTATTAGATGAAATAGCTACATGCATCATAGATAAAGAACTTTCACATGTCTGCAGTAATCTATTAACATTAGTTAACAAAAGCAACCTAAAGGATGCTAAAGAAATAATAGACAGAATAGAAAAAATTGCAGTTTATCAAATGCCAAAAGATTAAAGGAAGTGCAGATAAATAATGATAGATTTAAGACAAGGGGATTGTTTAGAATTAATGAAAGATATTCCTGATAAAAGTATAGATTTAGTTGTAATTGACCCACCTTATGAGTTAGAAAATCAAAGAGGGGGAGGATTTTTTAGAAATAGTAACGAAAAAAGAAGAAAATACCAAGATGAAATAGAAAGTATGATGACTGGTATATCGGAACAACTACTAGATATTCTTTGCAATAAAATGAAAAAAGTTAATATGTATATATTTTGTAGTAGAACTCAAATGTTGACCTTATTAAATTATGCAAATAAAAATAATTTTAGTTGGAACTTGTTGACTTGGCATAAAACTAACCCTATACCGACTTGTAACAACAAATATCTAAATGATACTGAATACATAGTTTTTATGAGAGAAAAAGGAGTGCAAGTTTTTGGCAGTTATCATACTAAAAAAAGTTATTTTATAACATCTGTAAATAAAAAAGAAAAACAATTATATGGGCATCCAACAATAAAACCTTTAGACATAATAGAAAATTTAATTGTAAATAGCAGTCAAGAAAATGATACAATACTAGATTGTTTTATGGGTTCAGGAACAACAGGAGTTGCTTGTAAAAAATTAAATAGAAATTTTATAGGAATTGAATTAGATGAAAATTATTTCAATATTGCAAAAGAAAGAATAAATAATATAGTTAGAAAGGACTGATATTATGCTTAAAATAAAAGATAACGTGGATTTGAAAGAGTTGGAAAAATATGGGTTCGAAGAGCACTATACTACTTATACAAGGGATTACAATAATGGTTATTTAACTATGGTTGATAAAGAAACAGGAGAAATATTAAAAGTTGACTATGAATGGTCTTTTTTGAAAAACAAATATTATAAAAATTCAACATATAAAATTGATGACTTAATAAAAGATAATTTAGTTGTAAAGGTGGAGGAATAATGATAGTTATGTACGATTTGGAAGATAATTATATATGGTCGTTTGATAGTTATAAAGAGTGTGCTGAATATTTCAACACAAGTGTAAAGGTTTTACATTGTTATATTAGCAGGCAGAGAAATGGTATTGTGGATAAGAAAAGAGATAAAAAACATCATCGATGGGTAAGGCTATTTAAAGAGGTGGAATAATGATTAAAAATTTGATTTTAAAAATAGCGTTTTGGTGTGATAAACATTTGAAATGGCATAACTGTGAAATATTAGGTAATGATGGTTGCAGTAATTATGGAATATGCAAATATTGTGGAGTTAAATGTTTACAAGATAGTCAAGGAAATTGGTTTGAAATTTAGGAGGTATCAAAATGAATTTAGAAGCAATAAATAAATGGTTAGATGAAGAATATGGTTGTTCTTATACTAAATTGGAAGAATTACATGATTTTTATTTTGAAAAGTATTGTGATTTAAAGAAAGAAAATAAACAACTAAAAGATAATTGGAATAAGTTAAGAGAATGGATTGTTTATAACAAACATAATGAAAATACTAAACAACATTATTTAGTAGTTGATTATGGAACGTTATTAGGTAAAATGCGAGAAATAGAACAAGGGAGTGATAGTAATGAATAAAGAAGTTAAATGGTTAATTATTGACCAAGAAGGAAATTTAATTCCTTTTGATATATTAGATATAAATTTGAGTGTAAAAGAAATTGTATCTAGAAACATTAAAGAAACTAAAAGATATACAACAAATAAAGATTTATTTGACTATTTAAGAAAATTTTTAAAAGGAGAATCTAATGATTAATAAAGAAGAAATATTAAATAAATACATAAATTTAATTGATAAAGGTTATTGTAGTGATTGTAACGAATTAAATTGTATAGATAATTTCCCTCATTCAAAAATTACTCATGCTATAAGAGAGTTACAACAAGAAAACCAAAAATACAAAGAAGTAATTGATAAAGCAATAGAATATATAAATGAAAATTTAATAATATCAAGTATTTTAGATGGTAAAAAGTACTATACAATAAATAATTATAGTTTTGATTATAGAGAATTATTAGATATTTTAAAAGAGGTAGAATAAATGAATAAAATTTGTGGATATAGTTGTGAACATAATAAAAGTGGTGTTTGTCAAATATCAGTATGTGATAAAAAACTGATTATGTCTAATAAAACAGAAGTTCAAACGTTTACTAGATATATAGACACAACAATAACAAAATTACAACAAGAAAATAAAAAATTAAATGGTGCTATACAAACTTATGACATACTTTTAAAATCAAATGTTGAAGAAAATAAACAACTAAAAGATAAACTATCTAAAATAGAAACATTAATAATAAACCATAATTGCGATACTGGCGATATTTATTATAAGTATAATAGCAGATTTTTAAAAAGCGAGTTAAAACAAAGAATATTAGAGATATTATATGAAGAAGGAAGTGATAGTAATGAAATATAAATTAAAAGATGAAGTAAGTTTTAATTTAATTAATAGAAAATCAATAAAGAAATTTGATTTTGATTTATCAGATTATTACAACAAAGAAACAAGAATATTTGAATTTCCAAAAGGATATGTAGCATTTAGTTTAATGAGTGATGTATTTAATTATTTCTTATTTCAATTAGATTTAGTAGAGAAAGTGAGTGAAGAATAATGAATAGAGAAATAAAATATTATAATTTTGAAAATTTAAATAGACTTATAGAAGAACACAAAAAAGAAACACATCCTTATAAAAAATATGAATTTGATAGTACAAGTTATACACTGCTATTATAGGAGATATAGATGACAAGATATGAATTTGAACAAAAATATCTAAACAAAATGGTAGAAGTTATATTGTTTGATAATAATACCTTTAAAGGTTATTTATATTCAACTAATGAATATATGAATAAAACAAAAATATTAGATATGAAAAATTATTATTTTGTAGGCAATGATATAAGAGACCATGGTTTAAGGTTTAGGAAATCACACATAAAAAAAATAAGGCTGGTGAGTTGTTTAAGTATAAATAAATGCTATAAATTAGGAGATGATAAATAATGATTGATTTTTTGAAATGGATAGGAACAATAATTTTAGGATGTATAGTTTTCGTAATATCTGTATTAATTTATATGTGTTTCTCACAAAATAAATATCATTATGAATTTATAGACCTAGATAACAATAGTGGTGTTGCAAAAGAGTGTTCTTATGAATCTAAGACTTATAGAAGCGGTGGACAGGGTAGTCCTGTATGTGAATTAGAAGATGGAACAGTTAAGCAAGTGAAAGAATACAAATATATTTATGATGGCGAATATATACCAATTAAAGAAATATTTGAATAGGAGATAATTAAATAATGAAATTACACGAATTTAAATAAAGATTAAAATTAGCAATAAAAATTATATTTGGCTATGACATTATTGCATATGAAGAAAACACAAAAATAGTAAATTTAGTTATAAATAATTGTTTGGATATAGTTGATAGTAAACACGATTATGTAATAGACAAAGGACACGTGTTTAAAGATAATAATGGTGAAATTAGATATTTTGGAGGAAAAGAATGAAATTAGAAGTTGGACAATTTGCTAGATTAAAAAGTGGTTATATATGTAAGATAATAAATATTAATGATTATCGAGAACCAAATATGAAATATGGAGTTGAAGCAAATTATTTAAAAGATGTTATGTTTATTGGTGATGATGATGTAGTTAAAGCCAGTTATAACATAATTGACTTACTTGAAGTAGGTGATGTAGTAGTTACCAATAATTTATGTGGACAAATAACTAAGATTGATAAAGAACATGATAGAATATGGACAACATGTTATGACGGAGAATATTGTAGTAGTGATGATATCGAAGAAGTATTGACTAGAGAGCAATTTAAAGCTAGTAGTTATAGAATAGGAGGATAATTATGAAAATGATTAGGGTGAAAGATACTATATTGGATATGGAACAAGTATTGTATATAGAAAAATTCGGTTTCGGGATAGGCGACCATTGTAGGATAAGTATAACTTTCAAAAATATGAAGGACATTTGTATTAAGTTCGAAAACCAAAAAGAACGAGACGAATGTTTCAATGATATTATAAAGAGTATTGATTTTAATAATAAACAATATATTACTTTTTATAAAAACTATCTTCAAGCTTTTAAATGATCTAAGGAACATGGCAATAAGTATGGTGATTAAGATATGCTTAAAATACATGAAGAAAAATTAAAGAAAGTTTTAAAAAAAGATGACAAAAAAGAAAAGTTATGATATAATATGATTATATCAAGCAAAGTTGTATATCGTGCTATTATTAAGTAGCATAGAGTAGACATTTAATGCGTTCTTCGTTCAATGGTAGGACTATGGTCTCCAGAACCATCAATTAGGGTTCAAATCCTTAAGAACGTGCCAATAATTGATACGAATGTCTATTCTATGGTACTTAATAAGTATAAAATTAATATATAGCTTAATTGGTAGAGCCTGTATTGTGAGGCTGGGAATATGATGTTTAATATTACAGCCAATGTACGTTCGATTCGTACTATATTTGTTTTATATTATTATGTACCATCATATATGAACGGCTTTCTGCAATCTTTTATCATTAATTATGATATAATTAAGGTAGCATTTAATTATACTGTCAAAGGAAGTCAGTTCAACTATGAACTTTAACATTGTAACTACCTTAATAGGTAGTGCACTAATGATATATAAAAACTATATTTGGATGTCGAGTCATGGTTAGTAGTGAGTTCTTGGCAAAACGCAACGAATTAAACTAAGCGTAATGTTTAATTTAAATACCTTTATATCATTAGTGCAGTATCTATTAATTTAGATACTATTAATATCATTCATTTTCTTTCAAAGAAACACAGATATCTGTGTTTTTATTTTCCATAATAAAAAGCACCTTTCGGTGCCTAATGTGTTGAAAGGAACGAACGATAACAACACATATACATTTTACAATAATTTCTAAAATATGTCAAATTTAGGGTTGACTTATTTGTGAAAATTTGATACTATATTAGTAGATAGGAGGAAAGATATGATTGATACTGAATTATACAAAGAAATCAAACGTATACTATATGAAAGTGGTTTAAGTATTAGAGGTTTTTCTACAGCAAAAGGTATACCACATGGTTGGTTAATTGAATTTCTAAATGAAAAAAAGCCATTTAGACCATTACAAGTTAAGACTAAATCAATGCTTAACAAATCATTAGGAATTTCGTTTGATATAATGGACGATTATAATAAAAAAGTATTGGAGATGAAGAAAAATGTATCATTGTAGAATTAAAGATTTGAGAACAAATAAGATATTTGAAAAAGATATACCTAGTTATGAATTTGATGCTTTTCAAAGAAAATGCAAATATTCTAAGAATATCAAAATAATATCACAAATGAAAGTGTGGTAGAATGGGACTTCAACAATATAAGATTGGTAAATCTTGGGAACAAGAGATAATGGAAAACTATTCTAAACAAGGATATTGTACTTTTAAATTATCGACCGACATTGCAGGTACAGTATTTGATATTATTGCAATACGTAATAATAAAGCAATTTGCATTGAAGCAAAGCATACTAAAAACACTAAGTTGTACTTTGAAAATAGTGGCTTACGACATAAAAGAGATGAGCTTGATAATTTTAGAACAAAAGGTAATAATGAAATATTGATTTTCATTAAAAGTGATGTTTTGGGGCAATATTGTATAACATGGGACTCAGCAAGGCTTTTATTTAAATCAAAAGGATATCTTGATTTGGAAAAAGATTGTGTATGTATTAAAAGGAACGAACGACATTGAAACTATATATAAGTAATGTTATTACAATAACTGATTACACAAAAGATATTGAGTTATATTGTAAAAACAATTTGACTTTTCCTAATCCAGATTTTGAAAAACGAAAACGAATGGGTTTTTATGTAGGTAATATTTCTCGATTTATAACAGTTTACTCAAAATATAACGATATGTATTATTTACCAATAGGCTCATTCAATGATTTATGGAAAATTCATCCTATTACGGATGATTGGGTTGATTTTAGCAACGATAAGCCGGTTAATGTAGTTAGTAATATAAAATTACGAGATTATCAAGTTCCTTGCTTAGATGCCATTAAAAAGTACTATAATGGGCTATTTATATTACCTGCAGGGACGGGTAAGACTTTGACAGCATTAGCGTGTTTTGGTGAATTAAAACAAAAGACATTATGGCTCACTCATACGCAAGATTTGCTAAATCAAGCGAAAACCGAATGTGAAAGCAACATGATATGTAAAACTAGCACAATAACTAAAGGCAAATGTGATTATAGTGGTGATATTGTATTTGCAACTATTCAAACATTATCAAATGTAATTGATAAAGAAGAAATTCCACAGGATGCGTTTGGTATGGTAATTGGTGATGAAATTCAGCATTGTATTATAAGTGGTGAATCTGTAATGCAATTTCAAAAATGTATGAATTACTTTGCAAGTAGGTATAAATTGGGTTTGACAGCTACGTTGCATACTAGCAATGGTCTTCACAAAGTAATACCATATTTAATTGGCAATATAATATATGAATTAAAAAAAGTTGACGATAAGTTAATTGGCATCTATGAAAATAAAAATATAGTTAGTGTAAATGCAGCTGATTTCCAAATTCCAGCTCGAATATATTATATTTATACTAATTATAGTGTAATGGGTAAAGACATATTCATGAATGATAATCAAACTGTATCGTTTTCAAAATTATTAACAGATATTGCGGAAGATACAGCTAGAAATAAACTGATATTGGACTTATTGTCCTCTTTAAAAGGTTCTACAATTGTTGTAAGCGATAGAACCAGTCAATTGAAAGAACTTGCTAGTTATTTTGATAATGCGTTTTTTGTAGATAGTTCTACTAAAAAGGCAGAACGTGAAAGAGGACTAGATCTAGTTAGAAAAGGTGAAATAAAGTACTTATTTGCTACCTATAAATTGATTTGTGAAGGTTTTAACGCCCCTATATTAGAAAATTTAGTAATGGCAACGCCTGTAAAAGATTTAAGAATAGTTATACAAAGTATTGGTCGAGTTCAAAGACCTTATAAAGGTAAAAAATATGCGAATGTTTATGACATTGTTGATGATGTTGGGAAATTAGACAAGTTCCTAAGAGAACGTAAAAAAATATATAAACAACAAAACTATGAAATAATGGGAGGATAGTTTATGGAAGAATTCAAGAATTATAAAGAAAAACAAAACTATTATAAAGAATTATATAAAAATAGAGGGAGCATCTTTTTTGCTCAACCGCAACCTGCGAAAATATATGATAAAGCGGTAGGAAGATATGTTTCTGTAAAAAGAATAAAGGGTAGAACATATGTTAAAGATGAAAGTGAGGTAAAGTAGTATGATAGAGTCTCTTATATTTGCTATAAAATTTTTGGGTTTGTTATTTGTTGTATTGTTTCTAATAGCTATTATAGTTGGTATTGTTAGCAGCTGGTTTAGCTGGTTTAAGTCACAAGAAAGTAATGCAGAACGCGAATTAGAATTATATTTGACAGCGCTACAAGAATTAAAAAAACCTCAAGAAGATGAGAAAAATCATAAGGAATAATAATGACATTTGATGATTTACTAAATACATTATGGTTCTTCGATGCGGAATCATTTGCGCATGATAGTTTATTCGTATTTAAAAAATATACAACCCGAGAAGAATATGTAGCACATAATTGTAGCGCAAATGAATTGCAACAATTTATTGATAAAAATAACCCTATTTTATGTGGTTATAATTCAAATGAATATGATAAATATATCTTGAAATTTTGGTTAGCCGGAGCTACACCAGAAGAATTACGAGAATTGAGTGATTATATTGTAGGTGGTGGGAATGGTTGGGAAATACCATGTGAAAATGTAAAACTTCCTATAATCTGGGATTTAATGCCATGTATTGTACCTAGAAAATCATTAAAAGAATTAGAAGGTAATTTAGGACTAAACATTACAGAAACAACAATTCCTTTTGATTTAAAAACAAAATGGACAGAAGAACAATTTCAAGAAGTATTATATTATTGCCGATGTGATGTTGATGCCTTGTTCCCAATATTTGAAATGTTGATTAATAGATATAAATCAAAATTCATCATTGCCAAGCTTGGTAAAATGGATTATGCCCAGGCATTGTCGTTGACTGATGCGAATTTAACAGCGAAATTACTAAATGCTACTAGAATTGAACATGACGATAATTTCGCATATGTATATCCGGACATAGTTGATAAAAGTAAAATACCGAAAGAAGTATTAGATTATATTGACGATTTAATCGAACACAATGATTTAAATTATAAACCAGAGCCACCTCTACTTGATTTCGGTTCGATATTATTTCAAGTTGGACTTGGTGGAGGTCATGCTTTTTTAAAAGAAGGTGTTATAAATTATGAAAGATGTGATTTTAATTCCAACAGATTTAAAGTTGAATAATGAATGGCAATATTATGGTGAGGGGTGATGTAAATGGGTAAGCGATTGTTATTAAATTATGATGTCGCATCACTCCGGATCCCTTTATCCAAGTGAGATAGAAATATTTGGGTATTCTAGTAGAAATCAGAAAGATAAAGATGCTTATATAAACATAAAACGTACTCGTATAAAAGCGAAACATAACAAGTTATCAAATGATTTTTTAAGAGAATATGATGTTACAATGGGCGATGTAAACAAAGGATTAAAGTTGCCGATCAATGCTTATACTGGAGCATTACGAGCGCCATTCAATCCATTATATGATAATTTACAAGGATTTAGTATTTGCACAACCGGTCAGTTATTAATACTACAATTAATACATGATTTGCAAAGTGTTCCAACTTTAGAAATGTGCGAAGCTAATACAGATGCTGTCAAATTTTTTATAGATGAAGAATATAAACAAAATGCTATTAAAATTTTAGATAATTGGCAACGATTAACGGGACTTGAATTAGAAGAAGACAATGTTGTAAAATGTGTTGCTCGTGATGTTAACAATTTTGCAGAAATTATTCAAACCGGAGATAATGATTACAAAGTCAATTACAAAGGTGGAGAATTGACACGAGGTGAACATAATTTCAAATGGAATAAGGATAAGAAAGTATTTGAATATACATACAAAAAGAGTTTAAAAAGTAATTCCTTAAGTATTGTAAGTGAGGCATTATTAAAGAAATTATTATTTGATATTCCAATTGAAGATACGATAAATAATTGCAATGATATATTCCGTTTTCAAATGATATCTCATTTAGGTTCCACCTATGAAAAATGTGTACAAGAATCACCAAATGGAGATATTGAGTTACAAAAAAACAATCGTATATATGCTGGACTTGTTCCTAGTGGTAATATCATAAAAATAAAACCCAATGGGAGGCGAGATAGTTTGGCAAATTGTCCTCCGAATCCAATTGTAGATAACGCGAACAAACTAACTATTGACGATATTGATAAAACATGGTATATTGAATATGCTGAATTAAAATTTAATGATTTTATGGGAATTAAACGATTAGAAGATTATAAAAAAGATGAATTATTAGAACTAGCGAATAAGTATAATATAGATATCCCAAAGAACATGAAAAAGAAAGAAATTATAGAAATATTAAAAGAAAAAGGAGATTTAATTAATATGGCAAAAAAAGAAAATAACATAACAGAAAC